TGCTGAGTTCTAAGACTTTTCGGAAATACAATTCGATTTCACTGCTTGAACTGCTTTTTGTTAAAATGCCTTTTTCGTTGGCTGACGCTGGAATTTGCAGGCTATCGCTTGCAGATTCAGAAAAATTAGTTACTTTTGCCATAGATTGTATGGTTTTAATCGCAAAGATAACAATTGAAGTGTTAATTGCAAAGTCTTTGCAGAAAAAAAAGTAGCCATGTTCCTATTGGGGCATGGCTATCTTCTTATTTGTAATGATTAAAATTACCTTCTACGCGAACTGCGGAGTATTTCTTCCCTTTCTGGCAACACCCAAGAAGAGCTATTTATTATATTAATAAACTCAGTATTATCATACTCATAAAAAGTAATATTATCTGTATCATTCAACAAAGGACTAATCATCTCTTGATGCAGAATATATTCAGTTTCAGCTATATTATGTCTCCACTCTGGCTGTATAACAACGCCTTTGCTGTTTAGCCACTCTTTTGTTAGTATTGCAAATTTCATAATCTTAAGGAAATATTTGTTTAACACTCGGAAAATTAGTAGTTATACTACTATCATAAAGAACTTCTATTTCAATAGGCTTGTCAACCATTATTTGACACATCACTGCTAAATTATAGATACTTTCACTTAATGATATTGCTGGTATATCATAAATTCCATCTTTGTAAAACAGATAAACCCAAGGGTCTTGTGACGCATTAATAGGCATTCCCATTAACGCAACTGCCCAATAACCATCGCCCAGATTACCATATGCGTCAATTCCTGTGACTTTTACTTTATAAGATGGTAGTTCAATTGCATCTCCTGTTGTTAATTCTGGATTATAAGCAGCCACAATAAATCCATTCATTTGTGTAGTTGTACTATCTATTACAATTTTTTTTGTTGTAACTTTGCCAGTAGCAAATTCAGGATAATCAACGGCTTTATAGGCAAAATTATCAAAGTTCAATGCGAACACTGGATTTGGAGTACCATATTCCATGACGTTGATTTCTTTCTGAATTTCTTCAGCGGTCAGAACGTCTTGATATATAGCAATATCATATAGAGCCATAGAAAAAAACTCCTTAGCTGTAAACGATTCTGTATAAGAGCTACTTATATAAAGTGAGTCATTAGCTTGTTTAGGCGTATTATGATATAATGCAAGATAATCGCCATAATTAGAAACAAACATAGTAGTACCTCTATTTTCTATGGTAGAAGAATAACCTAAAAAATTCCTATTAGGGCTATCGTATTTATTATTATCAAAAACTGTATTCCAACCAACATTAAACTTAATAGGAACAAATTTAACTATAACAGTTCCTATCTTATATCCTACCTTATCAAGTTTCAGATAATCGTCAACACCATCTGTAACTATTGCCCCTTCATATTCTGGAATTTGTTCAATAGTGACATCTCCATTTTGAAAAGTACTAAAACCATATATAGTGGATGATATTGATGTTATTACATTTATTGTTATCTCAGGGATGATGTTAATGCCGTGAGTTAAAGTAATTGTATGTGATATAGATGCGTTATCTCCATCATAATAAGTAAATTCCGGAGGAGTTTCCCATTCTCCTGTAACATTGATTCTATAGGAAGGAATAACTGTTATACCTGTGGGAAGTTTATTCCCTGTAACCCAAAAGGATATTTTTCCTTCACCTTTTAATCTGGTTATTGAAGAATCTGTTATTATAATGTCTTCAGGGCTCTTAGAATTATTTAAATAATTTAAATAATTCATAGTATATTTACCATAACCACTGCCTAAGCTCCAACCGAAGTTATACGCATTAAGAATATTACCCTTTACCCCTTTGATGGTATTCCTATCTTTATCGAAATTGTTCTTACCTTTAAAGTTCCAATAATCCACAAGGGAAGGGTGAAAAGGAGAAGTTTGCCCTCCCTTATTTACAAATGTAGCATATTTAGGATACGACAATCCTATTCCAACTCCTATTTTCATGGCTCATAAGAATAGTTTACCCCTGCAAATAACTTATACTTGGTTTTTAAATCTGCGGTTAAATGTATGCCTTGCAGAAGAATAACATTCCACTGATTACAAACCAAAGGAATATTCACAGGTGCACTACTTGCTCTTGCCGCAGAACATTCAGCCTGAATATTAAAAACATCGGGTGCAGTATCATCTTTCTTTTGTGGAAATACATAAAATGGATTCCGATCAGACAAAGTAAAATGGTCGGGGCTTTCTGGAATCTCTAAAACTTGTTTTATTACGTCGTTATACATTTTCTTCCTCCTTAATATTGTTAGAATTATTAATAATAGTTTCTTTTTCTATCTCTAAATTCCTCTCTAAATCTTTTTCTTTCTGTCTTCTTGCCTTTTCATCAGGAGAAGATACTGGACTTAATTCAATGCCGCTTTCCTCTGACAATAAGCCATTAGATTTTAAAGTAACCAACATTTGTGCAAAGTCTGTATCAGATTGAGGTCTCCATACTTTGAATTTGGCATTAATTTTAATATTATTGAAGTCTGTAATAGCAGTTGGTTGAATGTCTTTATTCACCAATTCCTTAGCTAATCCCTCTTTGAATAAGCGACACATTTTATCAGCTACATTCTGCCATTCAATAACGCCTTGAAGAGCATTCTCTATATCCAATGATTGAGTAAGCATGATGGCAATACCAGAAATATCTCCTGACATTTTAATATCTTTCGGAAGAATAAATGTCGTTTTTGATCCTTTCTGTATTGTTTCCTCTAAGAGATTCAGCGTTTCAATAGTTCCTTCCGGAGTTGGTGGAGTAAGAAATTTAGCATCACTATTAGCATCATCACTTCTGTCATTCAAGATAACAGAACCAGCAATCTTTCTACCATCATTATCAAAACGCCCTTTGATGTATAATATACCCCATCCATGTCGTTTCTGAATCACTAAGAATATGTTATATAACACTTCATAGGCTTCAATTGAGCTTTGAGCATCATCCCAAGCGACTTTGCCTCTTTTAGTAATCAGAGGGATTTCGCTAAATCCATGTTCGTTCTTGAATATTAATTTCCAGCCGTTTTCATCCGCACCACTTCCATCATTCATGTGACGATACATATATCTATCGTCATAAGAATCAATATATTCTATGTCATCCTTTTTGTAATAAACGCTTTCTAATAGTCTATCACCATTATCATCATTATGTGGGCAGAGAACATATCCATCCATGTAGGATAACAATCGCGATTTAATCTCTCCCTTCCTATCGAAATAATATAGAAGTCCTGCATCTCCAACCGACTTTTGAGCATCAACCATTTTTGTTTTCATGCCATCTTGGTTTCTTAAATCCCAATACTGCTTAAAGGTAATAAAGTCTTCACTCTGTTTTGTTGTCGGGTTTGTTTCCATCAATGTAAAATTCAGAGGATTCCCGCAAAGATGCAATACTTGCTTATTCTTTATATTTTCTTGAAAAGAGACTGCCATCTTTTTATATTCGATAGTAGCCCAGCCTCCACCTTGTTCCTTTGAAAGCTTCATTGTAATACTTGGCACGTTATCATCAAATAAGACTTTGTGGCAGTATGGGTTTAGTTCTTGAAGATATTCATCTTGTGAAATAACCATTTTCTTCACCCTCGGAGTGTCTACTTGTATGGTTTGATTCAAGTCTACGTTTTGAGGATTATAGCGCGCATTTATCTGCAATCCTCTAAAGAAAGGCTTTTTCTGTAATAACAATTGCGGATTAGCAATCAAATGATCTATTTTTACTCTATCTTCTGCCATTTTATTCCTTTTCGATTAGATTATATCTTTTCATCACTTGCTCTTTGCTATTTACATAGCACTCTCTATTAGTATGCGGACAAATAAGATTGAATTTCGGCTCAACGACGATAATATTACTTTGCTCCGATTGATCGTCAACAGAGAATTTATCATTCAGTTTTGTTCTAATTTCAGCCTCTAATTTAACAGCATCTTTCGCAGACATATCGCCAGAAGTAACCAAATCGTCAATCTTATTTAAAAGAGAGATCATCTTGCTCTTATTTTCCTCAAAAGAAAGATCCATATCTTCTTCTGTCGAAAATTCAACTTCTGCCTTCTTAGAAGGTTTAGTATAATTGCTTTTTATATAATCTGTTAAAAAAACAATCTTCTTTGATTTCTTATATTTATTCACCTCCGCATCTATGGACTCTTTCCCGAATAGCACTTTATATGCAATCTCTGCGTTTTCATAACTTTCGCAGAGAAACACGTATGCAATATCCTGCATGGAGACATCATGCCCCAAGTTTTTAGCGTCGGTAGTTATTTTTTTAAAGTCGTTGGCATCCATTTTATTTCTTTTAAAGATACAAAGTTAATAAAAATAATTGAATTACAATGAATTAAGCCCAAAAATCATCTCTATATATATTGTCTTTGGGAATATATTGCTTCTCTCTTTCCTCAAAATCGACTGCTGTCTCAATAAGTTCATCACCATATTGATATTCCAAAACAGGATACATCCGCATAGCGCATGGGTCTAATAAGTCCATAGAACGTCCCTTTCCCAACATTTGATTCATCTCTTTCTTTGTGGCCAATCTATGTTTCCCGCTTGCTTCTGTTTTGAACCGAACAACAGTACATTCTTCTACAAATTCAACGCCAATAGTGATTTCATCTTTCATCTTATTATGCGTATATCTTCTTTGTAGGACTTCTTCTTCCCAGGATAAATACCTATTATTAATAATGTATTTGAGTCGTAAATAACATTCGTCTTTTAAGCTTCTTGCGGAACGTCCATACATCCCTCTTGGTGCTTTAAAAGAAAGAAATGCAATCGCATCTGGAATATAATCAGAAAGGTAGCGTCCGTTGATACCATCATATATTATATGGCAATCTGCTACATCCCACTTTGCTGCAAATAGAGACAGCTTATCTGCATTCATTCGAGGCGTTGTTTTGCCTAAGATTAGAGCATCCATGATATGAAAGCCATCCCAAGCCAAAGCAACCATGTTATCCGTTCCAAAGTCTGCCAAGTCGCAAGTAATCCATCTGTCTCCATTCCTTTGAGGATCATTCATAAATGTGCTTCTTGCAACATGGGACGGAATAGGAGCATCTGATTCATCCTCTAAGTCAACATTCCAGTTACCTTCCAATAATTGTTGAGCCATTCTACCTCCTGATGCAGCAACAGAACCTACGTAGTCCATGTTGCCATCGAGAATGGCTTTGTTTTCGGACATTCTACCTAAATAAAATGTAAAAGACTTGATGAAGTTTTCATAAGAAATCGTTCCTCCTACAGCTTTTATCTTCTTGTCAATGTCCAATTTACATTTCTGGTATACTTCTTTTTTGGTATCTCCCCAAATAACATCGTCTATGGTATCTCCGGCAATATAGAAATATCTAACTACGCCATCTCGCTCAGGGATAATCTGACCTTCTGGACTAATATACCAATCAAGGAATTTTCTAATCCAAGAATCTTTCTTCGGGTTCGTAGTGCCTCTAAACTTACCTGTCCAAGAACCTTTACCTCTATTTCTGGTCAGAAGGTATTTGAAGGTAGAAAATTGATAAGAAGTCAACTCGTCCATATATATAAGGTCAAACTGCGCACCTTTCCATTGCTCCGTTATCTTTTTGATGTTTTCATCATTGATTTGGCGCATTTCAACAAAAGACCCCGATGGAAATGTTACTCTTGGAGGATTTGTTTTTCTGATTTGTGCTCCATTGCCATAAGAAGATTCAAAGTCGTCAACAAGTCCTCCACCCATATTCAACTCACCAAATGTCCTACGAGTAAAACATGCGCGGAAAGAAGGGTCTAAACTTGGCTCTGCGACTGATAAGATGGCGGCAAAAGTATTATGTGTAAGATTTAAGCCATCGGTAACATATAAATGGTCTTTATTTGATACCAATATACATCTCATTATTTCTTTGCCTTTTGCTTCCACTTTTGTTATACCTATGTTGAATCCCCTCTTTGAAATCTTCCCATTTCTTTTACGTTCTAATGTGAACATGTCGTTGGGATTCTCAAATCTACATAGTAAACGCCAGGCTTTTTTGCATATTATCCTTTCATTATCTTTTTTATAAGACCCAATCTTTGTTATTACCTTAGCCTTTCCTCCTAATGATTTTACAAGAAACAATACATCTTCTGCTAATTTTTTCGAGGTTGTGCAATATTCTATTCTACTTGCGACCTTGTCATTATATCCATCAGTATCGAAAAGTCCCTGCAATAATTTTAACCTATTATCTATTGTTGAAAACAAATATTCATTTGGGATGAATTTTTCGTGTGAACACTTTCCAAATAATCCCATATTTCTAAGAGACTCCCTTAATTTGCTTCCTAATATTCTATATGATGGATTTTTCTTGGATTTATCTCTTGTGACCGTAATGTTATTTTCTTTGGATACCTTATTCACTATATATTCATCAGTAGTTAACATTACGGATGCTTTATCTCGACCTAACATTCCATCCCCTAATAGGACTCCTAATAAATATGGATCTATAGGCAAATCTTTATTATCATTAAATTCTATTGGATGCAATAAAGGTAATCCATATCTTTTAATGCCATTATTAATAACATGTTGTGCCTCTAAAGTGACGTATTTCTTATTGTACTTATCCCATACTGTCCATAAATGTTCGGGGCAGCATTCCACCGAAGTGCCATCTTCAAAAGTAAACATTATATTGTCAAGCAATCCTCTCTCGAATATATTCATAATTTTTTGGGGCTTCCCGTCAAGACCTATAATCTCGTCACCTATATTCAAAGCACCCATAGTAGTCCACCCATTAGGCGTAAGTATCTTACTATGAAGCGGTTGAGCCTTTCCACACGATAAAATTCCGCCTCCGAACACTACATCCACATTCGAGCACACAAACTTTTCTTGAAAGCCCGGTTGTGGCTTGATTATTTTGGTCTTTGATTCCTTGTCCTTATCTACATTTTCCATATACATGCAAAAATACTATAGAATTTTGCGAATATTTTGAACTAATGAATAAATGTTATCACCAGTGATAAAGTTTAGTCCTATATCTTTCTATATTGTTGAATATATAGCTTTAATTTGTATGCAAATTAAAATATCAACGAAGTATGAAATTTACCAAACAGCAAGCCTTTGAAAACCTCAAAGGTGCTCTGACAGAAGGTGGGAAAACCCTACGTTTAACAGAGAGAAGTATTAATGAGATGTTAGAAACCCTAACCCCATTATTAGCAACAGAAGAAACCGAATTGACTGATTTTATGTCAAAAGCATTGCCGTTGTTCAAGACAGCTAATGGAAACATGGAAAAAGATTATTCGGATTTCGTACAGGCTTACAAACCTCAAACCACATCACCTGCCGCACAGCAGACTACACAGAAACCTGCGGAAGGAGCAAGCGAACTTGAAAAAAGACTCGCACAGTTGGAACAGGAATTGCAAGCTGAAAAGAGAGCGAAAGTTATTTCTCAGAAGAAACAAGATTTGAAAGGCAAATTAAAAACCAAAGGCGTTAAAAATGATTCATGGATTAATGATTTCATTCAAGAAATTAATATCACAGAGGAATTTGACGTAGACGCAAAACTTGATTCTTATGTGAAAATTTACAATCAATCTCAGGCTAATTTCACGACTTCAATGTCCCCACAATCTTTGGAAACCCCAAGTGCAGCCGCAACCGATACGTGGGATGATATTAAGAAAATGAGAGAACGTAAAAAAGAAGTTTAAAATTTAAAAAAAAAGAGAAAATATGTATTCTACCGATGCAGGTGTCTTTTTAGGAAAGACTCTTCTTCAACGAAGAGGAGAAATAGGTGGCGCAAGATACGTTTTTGTTAAGCTGCAAGGCAACAAAAATGAACTTGTATTCCCTACTTTCGGATGTAAAATTATGAATCCGTTTAAGGGAACAGCCAAAATGTATGCTGGCGATTTGATTGAATATCGCTATAATGATGGAGCTAAAGGAGCTACGGGTTATATCTTGAAGACTTATGTTGTAAACAAAGCGACAAGTACAGCCGCTGACACCGTTATCTATTTAACAAGAGATGGATATAAACATATCCCTTTTGTAGGAGATGTTTTGATGAAAGCTCCTGCTACTATTGATGGAACGGGTACTGCGGTTACGGTAACAAAAGTAGAACCGACTGTTGAAGCGTCTAAGGATGTATGGGAGGTTACTCTTTCTGCTACATTGGCTGATTTAGTCGTAGGTGATATTCTTGTTGAGGCAGTTGAAGCGGGTTCTGGCAAAAAACCGATGGTTACAAATCCGAATGCTATGTGTCCTGCGGATTACGATTTCCTTTACGAACCAGCTACAGGCGATGCAGACTTTGATGGAGCGAGATATTTTATGACTCCCGTACTTCATGGTATTGCTTATATTGATCGAATGTCTCCAATGCCTAAAACTGTACTTGACGCGAGAAATAAATCATTAGTGACCGGATGGTTTGAACTTTAAAAGAAAGGAAATAGAAAATGCCAAAGTTTGATTTTAATAATAATAGATATGCTCGTTTGTGGACTGATTCTGATGTGCGTTTTTTGCGCTCTTTGATTGACGAATCGGATCTGCTTCGCACAAATTACGGATGGTGGAAAACCCAATTTACGAAAGCCAGCAATGCTACCCCTGTGGCGGCTGATGGTACTGCAACTTTTACAGTACAGGCTAAAGACAGAACCGCAACTCCAATGATGGATATGCGTGCGCCTCTTGGCGATTCTGTACCTTTGGATTACAAAGGAATTTCTTGGTATTCTGCTACTATCCCTGATTTTATTGCTCCTGGTATTGTAGAAACTGCTCCACAGCGTGAATACAAAGAACGTCTTTTTGCCCAATTTGGAAATGACGCTTTCTTGATTAGCGAATGGATGGACGATGTTCAGATGCAGATCGACGCTGCTGACCAGACCTTAACTAATTTGGGCGCACAGCTTATTTCAAAAGGTCAGTGTTCTTATAATTTTGGACGTGGAATGAAGGGCGCTTTGCAGAAAGCAGAAATCCCGGCAGAAAACTTCAAGAAAGCAGGTGCTAAGGTTTGGACTGCCGCAGATTGTAATTTGCTTAGCCAAATGCGTACTATTGAGGTTGACTTCCGCGATACAAAAGGTTATAATGGCCCAATGAAATGGCAGATTCCGTATAAGATGTATATGGATGTCGTTTTGAAGAATAAAGAGGTTCGCGAACTGGTAAAACAATACTATACGCTAAATGATAAGGTTTTCTTGGATTCAATGCCTATTACAGAGGAAATCTTTAACAGTGTGGTTTACGCGAATTATCCAGACTTGTCACCGATTGAGATTGTTATTGAAAAACAAAAAGACATCAGTTGGGATAATATGACAGGTAAGTTTATCAATGGATGGGATCCGAAAGTTGCTGTTTTGCGTCCTGCGGGATTCGCTGGGGAAATTCAGTATACTGATATTTTGGACGTAGTAATGTTCGAAAAATACGGAAACAATTCTATTACTAAATCATTCTCTCAAATGGAAGGTGGTATTTATACATTGGTAAATACAACTGTACCTAATGGAATGTATAAAGAATGGCACACCGATTTGATTATGTCGGCTGTTCCGTCATTGAACGAGTTCCCGTACCATGTCATTGTTGACACAACAGTAGCGAATTAATATGGCGCAATTTGATGTTATAGAATATCTTTCTGGTTTGACTGCCTTTGTCTTTGACAGGGCAGTCTTAACCCGTATCGCGATAGAAAGAGAAGTTATAGATGTTACGGATTACAAGTCTTTGACAGAAAAACAAAAAGATCTTTGTCTCGCTGATTTATTGTTCGTGATTTATACAGCCCCTAATTATACTGCGAGTTCAACACAGCAGCATGGTGCGTTCACGAAAACAATCGGAAGTCAGCGTTACGATACAAAGAAAGAGGTCTATAATATTTTAATTGGTTTATACAAGAAATGGGACGATCCTAAATTATCAGAGCTATCAAACTTGGGTGTGCAATGGATTAATGAATATAACTAATGATTATCGACAGAGACTTAATACAAGAATATCCTTTTAATGGTTCTTTCTATACATACGGCATAGATATGACTAAGCCGTTGACGGAAAGAGTCGAAGAGGAAATATTAGTATTAGAAACCAAATGTGATATACAAGAAGCAAAGAAAAGTGATAATACTATCATCTCAAATGCTTTTGAAGTATATTATCCTTTTGATAAAAAGCAGGGTATTACAATAAAAAAAGGAATGCTATTCAGAGGAAAAATGTTTGGAATGCCAGTCGAAGGTCGAGTAATTGGTTTATTCCCAACTCAATTAGGAGGCGTTTCGGTTTACATAACAACTTATACACAGGAGGAATAATGAAAGTTTCTTCTAATTATGTACATCAATTAGCCATGAAACTGGCTTCCGATGGAGATAAGTTGATACATCAGGCTTTTGAAGAAGCGGATTATAGTAAAAATGAAACTCAAAACCTCCATGATAGTTACGGTAGCGCAGTCTTTTATAACGGGAAAATATATCCGCAAACAACAAGATTTTTAGATCGTTTAGCTACGGATAAGGGTGTAAAAGTTAATGGGCGTTATATAACAGGAAGACAGTCAATTGAGGAGTTTTTTTCTAAATATAATCCACCATCTAAAGGGATGCAATTAGTAGTTGCTGTTGCTTTGTTCTATGGGGGAATATTAGAAGCGGGCGAATCTCCTTTAAAAAGGAAATATAAAGTGATCTTTATGATTGGAGATGATATTTCATTATTGTCGTCGAAGATAAAAGGTTCAAAAGTAAAAACAATAGGCAATGGATAAAAATAAGTTAAACATATCAAACATAGAAGCTTATCTTGATTCCCTGTTGGGGAATAAGGTTTCAGCAAATGTTTTCTATGATACATTGCCGCCAGTTATAAAAGACTCGTGGAAAGATTTACTTTTGGTTGATTGTTCTTATTTGATACGCGACTTGTCGGCTTATGGATTTGGCACAATAGCAATTTGGTTATATGCTAAGCCAATGTCTTCTGGCGCAAAAAACGTTCCGATACTCTCTAAAATGGAAAATGCCTTGAACGAAATACTTTTTTCAAATGAAAATCCTGCTTATCAATTAATAAGGAGAGGTACGCGTTCAGGCTATGATTCCACTGCTAAATTACATTATAATATTGTAGAAATTCAAATTTTAACCGCTTAAATAATAAAAATTATGGCAACAACAGTTGTAAAAACATCCGCAAAGTCGAAGAAGGTTTTTAACCCGAAATACATTTTTATTACTCCTTTTACAGATGAAACGACAAAAGGGACAAATGTATATCAATGCGAGGAAATTATCAGAGATTCAACCTCTATTACGCAGGAAGAAAATACCGAAAATCCTGTAGAAAACGAATTGTCTTCTGCTCCAATTATTAATAATATCCAAGCAGGACAGTATTCTGTAGCTACAGAGATTGCCGACTTGCAGCCCGATCTTCTGAAAGATCTTTTAGGCTTTGAGGTTAGTACTGACACTAAGAAAGTATATGCTCCGAGTGGCTATGTTACTAAATACGCTGAATTCGCTTTGGTATTTCAGGGTACGGACGGTAAATATATCGCGTGTATTCTTCCTAAGGTGCAAATGAGCCCGACAGTAACAATTGACTCTTTGAGTACTTCAATTGGACGAATTGCATTAGCTGGTACAGGCTCTTTGTTGGAGATGACAAATGGTTCTGGCAAAGTAATGACTCCGTTTATGATTGACTACGATTATGCTATTCCCGTAACAGTGGGGGGGTAACAAGGGAATCAGTGACTCCGGCTAATTCCCTAAGTAGTCTGGACGGAGAGGATGATGTTTTATTGTCTCCTAAATCAAGAGCAAGAAAAAGTAGTATTATCTAATATATAGGGGGTGGGAGAATTGAACTCCTTCCCCCTATTTTTCATAAATAGCCCATGAAAGAAAATATAAAACGAAAATCAATAAATGAACCTGTTTCTGATGAAGCAATGGAGCGTTTGGCGCAAATTATGACAGATAGCCCAACTTTGGTAAAGCTATCAAAAACAGAGTTCTCTATAAAGTCTTTGAAACCTGCCGTAATGTGGATGATTGCGGAAGAAGCTGTGAAGATTAGCAAAGCAGAAAAAGCTTCATATAGCGATGTATTAAAAGGATTAGCTTCTAACCTGCCTTCTGTTTGCAGAATCATTACATTAGCCATTCTTAATAAGAAAGAAGATATTGAAAATGAAGCAACATATAAAAAAGTGTATGAAACCCTTTTTTGGGAATGTGATGAAAAGGAGTGGGGACAATTATTATTTGAAATATTGAATTTGATAAATGTGGATGTTTTTTTTTACATTATCAACTCGACTCAGATATTCAAGGAGATGGCTCTACAGAGGAAGACAAGGATGAACGAACAAAAATAATAGTCGCCAGGACAAGCTATGGGCAGATGTTTGACTTTCTTAAAGCTTATCCTTCTGTGACCATAGACGACTATATGTGGAAAATGAGTATGGCTCAAATAGCTTTAGCGTCTCATGATTCAACGCAAGTTGTTTATTTACCTGAAGATAAAAGCGAGGACGATGTAACTGTAATTAATTCCGCAGAAGACTTATTAAGTGATTTAGGATTCCCATTATTTAAAGAACAGTAAAAACGATGGCAGAAGGATATATTTTAGAGATACCAGAAAATGTATTAAAACAACTGGATCAAACAGATAAGAAAATAGAGACATTAGCTAAAACGAGTGAGAATACTAAAAAGCTAATGAAGTCGGCTTTTCAAGAAATGGCAGATGGGCTTAACCCATTATTACAACAATTAAAAACAGCGAATAAAGGCATTAAAGATTTGATGCCTAAGCTTGATACATCTGGCACAGAAAAAGTAGCTAAAAGTGTGGCTAATGTGGCAGAGCAACTAAATAGAGTGTCCCAATCTCCCGTCGATGTTATCAATAAAAAAATAGAATCGCTAAAAAACTTGTTAAATGATTCGACTTCGGCAGTATCTAAATTAGATTCTCAAATTGCTAATTTGAAGAATAAGGGAGGCGGATTTATCAGTGGTTCTACAATGAAAGAAGCCTCAGCAGGGAAATCACTTACTCCTCAAATTCAAGCTGAATTAGCTGTATTAGAGCAAGAAAGAAGAAGCATTCTTGCTACAGCCGCTTCTTGGGAAAATTACAAAAAAACAATCGGTAACACCTCTATTGCATTAGACCAATTAAATTCTTCATTCAAAACAGGAAGTTCGGCTTTACAACAGCAACAGAAGATGATGGATGCAGCTTTTGAGAAGGCTTATAAAATGGCGCAAGCTGAAGAGAAGGCTGCGGCAGAAGCAGAGAAATTAGCTAAAGCACAAGAAAAACTTAATAGAGAACAAAATAGGAAATCAGATCAGCAAGCTGCACAAGCCATGCAAGCTTATAATAGAGCTATGGCTGCATCTGAGGGTACCATCGCCCAACGTATTAATAAATTAGCCAAATTAAGAAGCGCCCAAGAACAGTTAAATGCTACTGGCAGAAATTATACGACTCAATTACAGAGAATAACTGCTGAAACCCAAAGACTAAATGCGGTTAATGATGCTACAGCAAACAGCATGAACAATTTGAAGAAAAATCAAAGTCGCATACTCGATACTTCTGCACAATTGGAGCGTAAGTTAGGTCTTCTTTTCAGTGTGGCCGCAATTGAAGGGTATATTGGTAAATTAGTACAGGTGCGAGGGGAATTTGAATTGCAGAACCGCGCATTACAAGCTATTCTTCAAAACAAAGATCAAGCTGACCAATTATTTAATCAAGTTGTCGAATTGGCTGTTAGGTCTCCATATAGAGTTAAGGAATTGGTTACATATACAAAGCAATTAGCAGCATATCGTATCGAAACAGAAAAACTGTACGATACAACAAAAATGCTTGCTGATATATCAAGCGGCTTGGGTGTTGAAATGGATCGCTTGATTTTAGCCTTTGGTCAAGTTAAGGCAGCTAATTATCTACGTGGAACGGAATTAAGACAGTTTAGTGAAGCTGGTATTAATATATTAGGTGAATTGGCAACATATTTCACTGAATTAGAAGGACGAATGGTATCTGTTGGAGAAGTCTTCGATATGGTATCTAATAGAATGGTTGCCTTTGAGGATGTCGAAGAAGTATTTAAGAGGATAACTTCTGCCGGAGGAATCTTCTATAATATGCAAGAAATACAAGCTGAAACTTTGCAAGGTCAAATTTCCAACCTCCAAGATAGCTTCGATGTTATGTTTAACGAGATTGGAAAAGCTAATGACGGTGTTCTAAAAGATTTGGTTGCGATTGTTCGAGGCATTGTAGAGAGTTGGGAAGTTTTTGCAGTTTTATTAAAATCCGTAGCAACTGGGTTCGTTTTATATACTGGAAAAATAGTTTTAGCTACCATCGCTAATAAGGCTTTCGCGGCATCACAGGGAGAAATAATCGCCAATTCAGGAAGAGTTAACAAGGCTATCGGAGGAACAGTTACAGGGCTTAAAAACTTATTATCTTTTGCAAAAGGCAATCCTTATTTACTTTTGGCAACTGGTATTGCTACAGCAATATATGCAGCTACAGAATACAATAGTAAGGTTGAAGAAGCAAAAGCTAAATATGACATATTAACAAATTCTTTAGCAAGACAAAAGAATGAAATAGATTCTATCTCCTCTAAAATTAAGGAATATAATGCGAAAATAAAAGAATCTGCTTCTGCAATGCAGCAGTTTAAAGAAGGAACTAAGGAATACACAGAAGCTCAAAAAGAAAACAACGAATCTTCGGCAAAACGAAATGCCTTGTTAGAAGAATTGAGAATTAATCATCCGACAGTATATAATAGCATTATTACACAGAAAGATGGTACTGTAGATTTGACTAAAGCACAAGAGGAGTTTAATAAGAAGTTAGAACAAACTAATTATTTAAATTGGTTAGCAAAGAGACAAGAATCTTGGTTTAGTACAGGAATGATTGAAAAGGCAGCAAAGCTATCGGAATTTCAAGCTGAATATAATAAACAAGCTAATAGTATGGGTAATATTTGGCTTGATGCAAATGGGAAACTCAATGTTTTTCTTCAAACAGCTAAAAATTTAGATCCTGATGTCCGACAGCAGATCATTGCAATACAAAATAGTGCAGGAACAGCCGTTGAGAAATTAAAAGCGTTAGACGTTCTCGGTAGAAAAACTGCTGCTACTGGTGGTGGAGGTTTGAGGGAATTAATGCGTCCTTATTCTTCTGACTTCAATGATTATGACAAAGCTTTAAGCAAGTTGACTAAAACAAGAGCTGAAATGTCAGAGGATATAAAGAAACTTGCTACGGATTTTAAGAAGACTTATAATATTGCTACAGAAGAGGGGAGAAAAGCGGCACAAGAAACTCTTAGAGATTATATTAATTCTATAAATATAGCTGACGAGGAAACAAAAAAATTTGTATCTCAGGAGTTTACAGTTAAGTTTGGAGTAGAAATAGCATCTAAACCTATTATAAATCAATATCAAGGGATGCAAGCTCGACTTAAAAAATATGTAGAAGATCATAAGCTTGAACTTGATATTATAAAACCAGATCAAGGAACTAAAGATTATTTTGATAAGCTAAAAGCCGAACTGAAAGACTCGCAATCTAATGTAGAAAAATTAAATGTAGCAACAGAGCAGTTAAATGCTTCGATGACCAATGAAGAAGCTCTTAAATACAATAAAGAGAGAGTTAAGCAGCTTACTCAGATATTGACAGCATTTGGTGAAATGCCTAAATCGAATAAAGGAGAAAATGAAAGAAATAAAACGTTACAACAACAAATAGATCTTTTAAAGAAAGTAGGTCAAGAATATCAGAAAAATCTAAAATATTATAATAAAGCTGCGGCTTTAGAGAAAACTCGCAAAGACTATACGGATTCTTTTAAAGAAGCTGGATTAGGGAATTTGATTACAACGATGAATTTTGATCCAAGCGGAATTATAGCAGGGTTAGAATCGCTTATGTCTTCTGTTTCTCCCAAAATGCGCTTGACACTTGAAAAAGCAATTTCTGATCTTAGGGGTGATGTGGAAATAGACGTGAGAGCTAAAGATGTAGAAAGGACAAGAAAAGAAATAGAGGGGCTTTTCACTGGTTATGAATTAACTGTTGAATTAGGGAAATTGGGTCTTGATAAAGACTTAATTAGTCAGTTATTTGGGATAGATACATTTACGCTTGATGATATTAAGGCTAAATTGAAATCTCTATACCCAGACATAGAGGCATTGAGCGAGGAGCAATTAAAAGCATACAACGAAGCGTCGGACAAAATAACTGCCGCAGAAAAAGCCTCCTTGGAAGAACGTTTAAAGGATTATTCTCAATATCTAAAAAAATCCATGTCGGAGCGTATCAAGATTGAGCTTGAAGCGCAGAAGAAGATAGCGGAAATTCCTTCTGAATTTACAAAACCTCAGAAGGAACAGATTAAAAAGAACATACAGAAAGAAACAAGGCAGAAGTTAGATAAGCAATCTTTTGCTGAATTCAAAGAAAGCGATCTTTATATTACGATGTTTGAAGATCTTGATAGAGTATCTTCTTCCGTATTAGAGCAGATGAAAGCTAAATTGATTTCGTTGAAAGAGTCTTTAAAAGATTTGTCTCCAACCGAATTAAAGGAGATAACTTCTCAAATGCAAAAGATTGACGAACAAATAGAGAAGCGAAATCCGTTTAAGGATCTATTGCCTAATATAAAAGAGTATATCGGCTACTTAAAAGAAAAAAAGAATTTAGAGGCTGAATATACAGATGAATCCAAAACATTAGAGCAATATAAACAACAGCAAACATTAGCAGAAAATAATGTTCTTTCTGCTCAAAAGCAATATGATGTTGCGGTTAAAAAATATGGCCTTAATTCTAAAGAAGCTAATTTAGCTAAGGAAAATTTAAGGATTGCACAGCAAGCATTGGACATTGCAAATAACAATGTGAAAAGTCAAGGAGAAGTTGTAAAAGCCTTAATAAAGCAAATAAAATATGGCGAAACATTAAAAGATAAACTTCAAGCTGTATTATTATTAATCGGTAGATATGCCGATGAAGTAGGACAAACTATATCTGATGTAGCTACTTCAATGGAAAATGTCTTTGGCAAGATGGATGCTAAGGCTGCTGATTCAATCGGTTCTCTCCAAGAAATATTATCGGGTGTCGGAGATACAGCGGCGGGTGTCGCAAGAGTTATGGTTAATCCCGCTGATATTGGCGGATACCTGCAAGGTATTACTGGTTTAGCAAAAACAATAGGTTCTATTTTTAATATTGGTGACAAAAAGAAAGAGCGTCAAATACAGAGAGAAATAGAAAAGATAGAGAATCTGGATAAGGCATATAAAAAGCTTGAAAAGTCAATAGAAGCGGCTTATTCTGTAGACACATTTCAAGAATCAAATAGGCTTGCCCAAGAAAACGTAAAAGCCCAAATAAAGGCATACGAACAGATGATAGCTGCCGAAGATGCGAAAAAGAAAACCGACAAGAACCGAATAAAGGAATGGCAAGGAGAAATTGAAAAGTTACATGATCTGCAATTGCAATTAAAAGAAGAAGCTTTAGCGGAAATGGGAGGATTCGGAACAGAAGAAAACTTTAAATCTGCCGCACAAGAGTTTGCTAATGCTTGGTATGAAGCCTTCAAAGAAACAGGCGATGGGATGAAAGGGTTGGAAACAACATTCCAAGAGTTCATGGATAATATTGTCAAAAAGCAATTGTTGGTTAGAGGAACGCAAAAAATATTAGAGCCTCTATTAAAAATGATTGATAATGCCGTAGAAGATAGCATCTTGACGAAAGAGGAACTTTCTGGAATCATGGATAAATTTAATACGGATACCAAAGGAGCTTTAGACGCATTGTATAAATCCATCGTAGAAGGCTTAGGTGTTTTGCCTGGAGTCAACAATCAAGAGCTATCCGGTCTGAATGCAGGTATTAAAGGCATTACGGAAGAAACAGCGCAAGCTCTTGAAGCACTTTTAAATTCCATGCGATTCTTTGTAGCTGATTCAAATGTGCAATTAAAAACTCTTTCTGCTATCGGTAGCTTTGATGTTGAGGCTAATCCATTATTAGGAGAATTGGTCGCACAAACAAGGGTATTAAGAGATATAAATAGCAAATTGGAAAGTGTTATTACAGCCGGAGGTAACAATTCGGTTGGAGGATACAGTATAAAGACTGTGTTATAAAAAAACATCCCCAAGAATATTCACATACTCTTGGGGACAAACCCTTTAAATCTATATTATATGAAAAACACTAAAAAATAAACAATTAAGAATTTAATACTTAAATGGCTGCTATTGCTTTTTCAAAGATAAGGAAAAAAATATCACTTAGCTACTTCTTTCACAAAAGTTAACTCTTTTTCTTCTCCGTTGTTTTTATCTACGCATTTTACCTTCATATTTGTTCCGTACTCTGACAAGGTAGCAGATTTGAAATCATAAGGAGTAATTGATATGAATGCCCATATATCAAAGAATTTAATAGACTTTTCGTTTTGAATATAAGTTCCATAGCGGTCAGCCCATAAATCTGATTCGACTTTTACATCTTTTGCAGAAGTAAATTGCATGGTGATTTGATTCTCAATACACAACCATGTTGTATTTTCAAGTAGGAAATCGTTATGATTATCTTCTCCTTTAGAACAAGAATAGAGCGCGAGCATAAATGCTAATACTAAGAATAGAATGTTCTTTTTCATTTTATATGTTTTATTTGTTTAAGAATCTATCAATATCTCCGGGAATCAAAGGCTGGATTCTTTCCATCAAGTCGGTGTAAATAGCATTGTAATACTTGTGCCTTACAACCCCCAGTTTTATTTTAGCAACACCACGTTTGACACATCGCGGTGCTCTAAAGTACATATTCGCGATTGTTGCCGAAGACAAGCCTAAGCTATAGTGCAATATATAATAAAGAAAATACCGAGCAGTAGAAGGCTTTTCTTTCATATTATGATTAATTATATCTTGCTCTGTAACTCCGAAGTATTTATAGACTTCGTTGGCTATCTGATCGACTTTATGTTGTTGTTCTGCTGTTAGCGTCATAGTGATAATTATATGGCACAAATGTAATGGTTTTATCACTACCCACCAAATATATTCCACAATATATGATAATCCACTGAAATACAACACGCTAAAAATATAAAAATACTGCGTAGTTTCATACGGATATATTTACCATATTAGAGTCAAGTCAAGGCGGAAAGACTAAAGACCGCAATTTTAATCACATATAATATGACAGCAGAAGACATTATGGCAATGAAAGCCATGTCAGATGGAACTGATATGAGTTCCTACGAACATTTCAAAATCGCGAACGATTCAGCAAAACGTCCGAGTGGTACATCTATCGCAGCTATCACAATTGGTAGTGCAGCGTTGCTTACTGGTATTGGAGCTTGGATCTTCGGTGGAGTTTACGCGGCTCAGGGAGCTAAAGCATCTCAAAGAGATATTGATCGTTTGGCACAATTAGCAATTGCAGAACGTGCAGAAAGAGTTAATTATCAAGGCGCTGTCAATAAGACTATCATTGATATTTCAAGTGGATCTTTGGCAGGTGCTACAGCAGCAGCTTTGGCAGGTGCTAATTCTTCTTCTAATGCTTACGCGCAGGCAGAAGCACAGATCGTAGCAGACCGCTTGACTGGTCGCAGTCAGCTTTGCCCGACTCCAGTTTCGTTGTACAGCTCCCCAGCCCCGTGCGGATGCCCTTGTTCTTGCAATGGTTAATACGAGCGAATTAAGTCTTAAGGACAAAGAGGGAGAGTAAAATCTCCCTCTATAAAACAAAAGATATGTTTTGGAGTAAGAAACTAAAAATAAGTCCAGATATGATAAAAATGATAAAGCCTACATCGAAATCTACTGCCAAAATGCAATGTTTATTTGCATGTAAAGGCAATATAGAAGAAGCGGAAAAATTATACGATTTCCTAACAAAAGATATGCCTAATCTTCCTGATTTTGATCCAGTAGCGCCTTCTAATATGCAGCAAGTAAAGGAAACAGCATTAGGTCTATTTGGATGGTTTAAAGAGAATCAGGATGAAGTTCTAACTGTGGTAGATTTTATAAAGAATATGCGAAAGGGTGGTGGTGGAATGCCTCCATCGGCTCCTCCTTCTGCGCCACTGCCACCAATTAACTAATTAAAAGATAAATATCATGCAAGGATACAAAATAGATTTTAATATATACGCGGAAACGCAAGAAGAAGTAGACGCGTTGCGAGAGATGGTTTGTAAGTTTATAGACGAGCATAGAATGGCAGGAAGGGCGGTGACGGCAGCGAAACTGACTGAGGCTATTAAAAAGTTGGAAACAAATACGTTTATAAAGAATCAAGTTAATAAATTCTTCAAATAGGATATTATGAAAGAGCAATGTGATAATGTTTGTAATACTTGTCCTATTAATGGGCAGATTTATTGCGCGTTGATGTTTTTGAAGACCAATAATGAAAACATGAAGAATTTCTCTGAACGATTGATCAATCTTGAAAACATGCTATTAGAGGCATCTAAAAAGAATAGTTCTTTTGATTCTTCTGATTTGCCTGTTTTAGATCCTAATATAGAAACTAAGAAAAAATAGCGGCATATCCCCACCGCAGATAGTAGGGGTGTAATTTTTAAATTAATTATATTATGAGTTGTAATTGTAACAAGAACGGTAAGACTGTACTAAATTCGATTTTAGTATCTGGTGTTAGTACAGCAACAAGTCAAGTTTACGCTTTAGACTTTACTCATTGGCTTTGTGGCAATAGGAAGATTTGCATTAATTCCTCTTATCCATTAAGCGGACTTATCAATTTCAATGTTGTTGATATTGTTTCTCTTGGGCAAAACACCTGGAATGTATCTATTGGCTACACTGGGCAGGTAACTTATTTGCCTTTTGTTAGAGGATGTAATCCTTGCTGCGAGCCATGCCCGAAGACAGATTTTATCTATGGTCAATTTACGGTTCCAGTGAATAGTGCTACTACTCCTACCGTAACATTAAATACTACGGGTGCTAAAGTAGTTGTGTCTCCGGCTAACGTCGAAGATTGCTGCAATATCACAAATGCGGTTGAGATAGAAACTGTATTGACTGTTTCAACGGCTGCTCCGGCATCTGCTGAAAGTTTAGCATTAGCAGCTAAGAAGTAATGATATTCCTTGCTTGCATAGTAACCGTATCCGTTGTGTTGTTTGTACACATGGGACTATCTGAAAAGATACAGGAGATTCTACGCATTAACATTAGTTTACTCCGATGTGTAAAATGTCTGTCTTTCCAATTGAGCCTTATCGTATTGCTTTGCAATGGGTACGGTATATTATCAAGTATATGCTGCTCTTTTATTTTTGCTTATTTAGCATTATGGATAGAACTGCTTTTGGGCTATTTATCAACTTTATATGATAAGTTATATGAGCAAATATATACCTCCGAAAAAAGATAGGCCAGTTAAGCCAATTAAGTGTCCTAATTGTGGAACTAAATAATATAAAGAAATGACAATTTATGAAATTATAAAAGAAAATTATCAGAAGGTAAAATCCGATGATAAAACGATGTGGGCAACTGTTAAGCTCGTTAGTGACGCACTAAAGCCAATGAAAGAGACAGACCCAGAAGAGTATTGGATGTTAGTTAAAGATGTATATGCCGAAATATGCGGATGGCATTTCAATGAAATGTTTGCAGAATGGCAGATTGAACAAATGCGTTACAAGGACAGAAATGGCATGGTTCACAAAGCTCCTCACTGGACGAAAGAGCAAAGACATCTTGCTTATGAATCAATTAAGTCTAAATTGAAGAATCCCAATTACAATGTATGGGATTTCGGTGTAACCTTAGAGATGATGTATTCAGACAACATTTGTTTGTTAAAAGAATGGTTTCCGAATGCAACAGAGCAAGAGCTTGAAACTAAAGTTGTGGAATCAGCATTGAACTATCTAAACGACGACGATGATTTAGAAGGAAAGATATGGGGTAGATTTAATAAATAGAAGTTATGAAAAAGAAGCAATTATATGAATATTGCAAAAAGCAGTATTTAGATAAACATCTTGCTGATTGTAAGGATGAAGATCAAAAGGCAATGTTGCTTGCATACATTGAGTCCGCAAAAAACAATGAAAGACATCTAACACAGCAAGATTTGCTTCTTGAAATCATAAAAAAGCAAAGTAAGCCGCAATTCGGTCGTGAAGTTTTAGCGAATATTACTGGCGATTTCATATTTGAGATATTATTAAGAGGAGTAAGTAAACTTTTTAAATAGGTGCTATGAAAATGAATAAGGTTAAATATGACTCTGTAAAGCTTGCGATTTTACGCAAGAAATATGAAATAGATACGATTATAGACAAACTGATAGGAGAAATATCTCAATTTGAATTTGAACAAATGCGCATGTATTTATTGTTCGAATTGGAAGAGTTAAAGGCATTAGAAAAGAGGACTGCCTAAACAGTCCCTCTATCTCTATTACAGTTTCAATATCTGTTTCTTTAAATTAGATGGATCATAAGACACATGCACCCACGAAAAATCGCGCTCATGTTATTCGATAGTTAAGTTAATACATTCGCCTCTTTCATGCGCTTCTTTCATCTTTTCATATAACTTAGTGAAAGCGACTGTACTGTTTACGACTTGCCCCTTCACTTTGTTGTATCCTGTCAATAAGCATCCTAATGTATCCTCCGGTTTATTTCCTACGTGGATTAATACGCCATCGAAACCCTTTACGTTTCTGAGTCGAGGTAGTTTACCGCTACACACCTTTGCCCACCCACGATCTTTGAATTTAGGACTGACAGTATCCATGTCAATAGCATACGTTCCAGTTGGTATAGCGGTTTTACCGTATTGTTTTACCTTCTTTATCTCTGATAAATCCATATTATCGGAAAGGCCTCTATCGGTATCCTCTAACACATCACATTCATAAACACCATCTACATATAACTTGCTGATAGTATACAAACTACCTTTGAAAACTCTCTTTGCTTTTAATTCCATATTAATCATTTATTTCTACTTCGTATTTCAACAAAGCGTTATATACCTCTTTTGTAATATTACCATTATTATAGTAACTTGTGGCCAATTCCTTTATATAAGATTCTTTAATTTTTTTATACGCTAAAAAAGCGTCATTTGCATTTTTAAACAATCCCAAATACATATCTTTCCCATTTATTTTGCATGAAGATTCGTATAATTTTCCACTTCTCTTAACTCCTATCGGGTAAATACCCCTTTTAGATTTACATGACACTAATAAGCAGTTTATCCTCCGAGGGATAAAACTACATGTTTGTGGACTATAAATTTTATTACCCTTAAATAGAATATCTTTATCAAGCTCAAAACCGTCCACGTGGTTTTCATTAAACCATTTATAAAAGTTAGATAAAAACAACCATTCACTACAAACGCTACATCCTATATAACTTTTCTTATGTTTTTGATATACGCTTGAATAACATCTCCTAAGCATACTATGCCAAACGGTATAACATTTTGATAATTTATAGTCAGAAAATATATAATCGTTTAAATCATTTATACCAACCCCAAAAATAAGTTTCTTATTATTACATGATTTACACTTTGGACAACCATGACCAGTTATGTGAGAGTTCGGTGTCTGAAAAAACTCTCCATGAATTGGGCATATAATACAAATTTTTGTTTTATTGTTTATATAGCTTACTTTCGAGTAATCATATTTATTGGAATGTACATTGTTTGATTTTTCCACAAACAGTTTAATATTCAACTTTTCCATTCTCATAAATGTTTTAAGGGGTATTATGCCTTCCCCTTGTGAATAACTTGTTTTTCTTTCTCTTCCTGCTTTTTGCCGTAGCTGTGGTTGAGCGTGTTAGCTCTTCAATCGTAAAATACTTCATGTTACTTATCCAAATATAAAGTTAATCCTAATTCTTTCATTTTCTCTTCTCTCACTTTAATAGCTTCTTCCAATGTTTCCCATTCTTTGAAATATATGTTTCTATCTCCATTCCATATTTTTACTTGAAACTTCTTACTGCTTCTATTAAAATGAATGTATTTGTACCCTGTATTGCTCATTCTTTTTAAGAATTAATTTTACGTTCAACTTCATCGTATCCTTCACATTCGAGGAAAGCTTTTAGCACTTTCCCCTTTAGTTTCCTAAGCATGGATTCGAGATCTCCTTGCTTTGCTTACCATTCTGCACCTGCTTCAAAGGCATCCGCAACGTCGGATCTTTTAAATCTAAAACACTCCGGAAAGTCTTCTATATAGTCTTTTACCGCCTCTTTTATATTCATTTCTTTATTGTTTTACGTTAATCATCAATATCTAAATCCATATATGCAACCTGCGCAAGTTCTTCCATCGCATCGCAAAAATCTTCGTTATAGCATGTTTGGTATTTCTGCCTTATGATATTACACGCTGCCTGAAAACCTGCTAAATACCCATCTTGGATATGGCGTTTACTTGAGTATTTCTCCGCCATTTTAATTACTTCTTTCTTATTCATATCTTTATTAGTTAATTTTCTCATCCGTGCTTCCGTATCCATTACAATTTCTCTCTCTTTCTTCCAACTCATCCACTTCGATAAAGTCTATTTTTGGTGTCATGCCTATTTTGATTTGACAAATTTTATCACCCTCTTTATATCGAGGAAGACTTGGTACAACATGATAAAATATAGCAGAAATAGATCCAGTAAAACCTTCATCGATAGTCCCTGTCCCATTGCTTAAAATCATACCAGTCTTATGAATGCTACTCCTTGCTCGTAAATCGAATGATAAAACATAACCTCCTTTTCGCATCACTCTTATATATTCAGAATCTATTTGTACTGCAATACCAAGCCCATATTTATATACATTGGGAGCTATTTTTTCGCATGATGTCGCAACACAATCATAACAATGGTCGTCTTCATAATGTTTAAACGGGATTTGAGCACTTGGGTGCGTTTTCTTAATTTTTACTTTCATTTGTTTTCTAATTCGTTAGCGTTAATAATACATGTTGAAATAATATCCGGATTTGTGAGTATCGCGTCAAATTCCCTATAGGCATTTACGCATTCTTCACTTTCATTGTAATTTATATCAGAAGCTTTTCTAAAGCACCATTTGCATAATTCTTCCAAGATCTTCAATAGTTCGGACTGTTTATATCCTCGCAAAGCTACTGCATTTTCATCAAACTTCAAACATTCAGCTATTCTTTTTGAGATTGCAATAACCGAATAACTTGTTATGCTTCGCGCTAATTCAACCATTGATAGGAAATAGGGATTTTCAACCCCTTCTATCTCACAAAGATATTTCTCAATGGACATTCGATACTTCTCGATAACAGGTAATACTTCTTGGTCGAGAGCGTCACAGTAAGAAGCATAGATGCCTATTGCATTATCACCTGCGATCTTAGCCATCCGACTTTGATACTCCTTAACTCGTTTAAGCGCTGCAAAATAAATCTTTTGAGTCTCCTTGTCCTTATTGGTAATAGATGGCTTAATGTCCATGACGCATACATTGGCTAATTCGTTGACATAAATAACAATATATGTAGCGACAAGCAATATTTGGTCATTTGTCATAGGAATCCTTTCTGGCTCTTTAAATTCCTCTGGATGCGCTCTTTCGTAAGATTCTCCAAAAAGGAAAAAATCTAAAATGGCAGGGTCATTAGGGTAAAAGGATTTAGCCCATTGAGTAGCTTCTATTACCGCTTTCATATCATTGCTTTTACGCGTTAACACACCTAAATTACGTAAAGTATTTAAGCTATGTACATCTAAAGGCAATAATAGCTTCTTTTGATCTAAATTCCTCCATATACCAATATCGACTTTACTATCTCGCCTAACAAGCCATCTCAACATTAGGCAAAGCCGTTTACATGCTGATTTATTATCTTTTGGGATTCCATTGCATCCATTAAAAATGTTGGTTAAAGCCTCTACATAATCATTGCTATTTAAGAGTAGTAATTCCATTGAATTATATGTTGCATATATACTCTTTAAGCGCAAACATAAAATGGCAAAATCGCGCATCTTTAGCATACGATACCAACATTTGTCGCTATTTCTGTATTCTAAATACTTGCTATCAATTAGATATTTATAGGGCGAAGTCCCCATCATATCCATTGTCTTTTTACATGCTTTATATATTTGCTGTCTGTTTCCGAAGCTTAATGTAGAGCAGATAATAGCTGCTATTTCAATATCTCTTAGCTCTTTGTATCTTTTTACAATTGAGATCGGGTCTTGTTTGAAATAGTAATTATTATTGTATTTTTCAATAAGGGTTTGTAGTTTATCAGTCATGGCCTTCTATTTTACACCTCTGCAATTCCCAAAATTTTAGTTAAATTCTCAATCACTTTATTGTAATCCTCTTCGGTGTCATAGTGAACATAACGCCATTGATTGTAAACTCTATATCCGATGCACCATTTCCCACTTTGAATAGTTTTACCCATCCTGTATATTTCCTTGATGCTGTTTTTAGGAAAATCCTTATCTCCAATTCTTAACCACATGATGATTTTATTTTATGAATTAATACTTTGTTTTTTATCTCCAATGAAAATTAGCGTTTTATCCGCAAATTCCATTGTTTTTAAATCTCCTCTTTTAATCAATTTATACACCCATACGGTTGATATGTTGTTTCTTTTTGCGTATTCGGTTACGCTAACCCAGTCTTTTGTTTCTATTAGCATGATAATTTGTTTTTTGTTTCCGCAAAGTTAGCAGTTAATAAATAGATAACGAAATGTTTTTCGTTAACAAACTATAAACTATCTCTTTCTTCTCCATATTTCGTAATTGAGTATTTTCCTCCAACAAATAAATATGGCTATTGTAACAGTAAGCCAAGAGAGAGAACTCATGAAAAGAAATAATAGAATATCCCCAATAGTAATGAACTCAACATTGCCAAAATTCATTATATCCCAAGAAGCTTTTAGTGATATTATTATTCCTATAATATAAACCAATAACATTGTATCCATATTCTATAAATTTTTTCTTCGTGCATATTCAGCTATTAGTAATCCATCGCGATCAGGATGCTTTATCTCGCAGAACTTAGGATACAATCTATTGCCTATATCAAGAGAAGCTTTTTTAAGTTCATCTCCTGCGCATCCTTTGGGGAGTAATTCTTTTTGCCATTCTTTAGAGTCCACATAAATCAATTTGCACCCCATCACTTCAATACAATTCAGCATTGCTTCATGGCATCTAATGGCTGACATTGAGGCATTAAAGCGAGTTCCATTTATCATCGGACGTTCTAAAATGAATACTAAGTCATTTTTATTAATCCCATTAAATAGGGAAATAAACTTCACAACATCTAATCTTGAAACAATTTTCTTTTTCTTCGTGTAATCTTGTTCTTTTTTGATAGGTGTTTTACAAAACATTTCTATTTCTTCACCTAAGATACCGATAGTTCCAGTCACTCCATTATCACATCCGCAGTATATTTTACTCATTTTCTTGCTTTTTAAGTTCTACAATTTTCCAAAGAAGTTTAATCGCGCAAATATTATTATTAAATCCCCATTCTATAACATCTTTATGCTTTGCTAAATCTCTTGATGTTAATGGGAAATAATAAAAGATGGGATTCTTATTTTCGTTTTCTTGCGTCCACTCCCAAAGGCTTTTGATATAATCTCTAATTTTATACATTTAATTTCTTTTAAAATTCTTCTTTTTTAAGTTCTATCTCCAATCCGCTTTCTGCTATAAAAGGTCTAATTCCGACTTCTTCGAAAACAATGTTCTTGAATTTATTGGCATCACTATTTCCATCGCTTAAATGAATCAAGCAAACGGTATGCAAGTTTTCAGAATAATGTCTTTTAATCACTTCTGCGCTCTTTTCTATCACCATGTGGGTATTACTCGCTGACGAGTTCCATTTGTTGTTACAGGCATTATCCAAGATAATGTCCTCCATATAATTGGCTTCAATAAACAAATGATTCACGCCTTTTACTTTATAGGGGAAATCTGACGCATCAGTTATAAATAGCATTCTCCCCATATCTGGATTGTCGATAATAAAGCTATAACATGAACAATCACCGTGTGGGACTGGTATACATTGAACCTCGAAATTCCCTATTTTATACTTCTTTTTAGATTTTAACGGGAATACTCCATTAAATCTTTCTGATACGTCCGCACAAGAATATACGGGAAGTTGCCGATATAAAGCTTTCGATATTGATTTCGAATGATCTGAATGCCGATGGCTGACTAAGCATCCAACTACATCTTCCGTCTTATAATTTACTCCATTTAATATATTGTCCCATTTGACGCCTAATTCTATTAGCAAATATTCGCCTAAACAATCTAAAATATAACTATTCCCAGAAGAACCACTATTTATTATTCTGAAAACTCCCATATTAATCCTCCTTTATATTTCCAATACCATCTTCAAGCATTTCGTTTAAACATGTTCCGCCATTGTAAAATTGCATAATATAGCTATACGTCCCATCACTGTTAGGAATAAGAATCGAAATATCTTCTGAAGCCTCTTCTTCTTTATCCTCAATGACTTCCCAAAGTTCATCATCGAGTTCAATCACAATAGCTGGGTAGGGATCATTTAGCAATGCTTCTTTGTAAGTCTTATAATATGTATCTAACTCTATTCCAAGCTCCTTACATTTTCGTTCACACCATCCTTCGACGGTATAATTATTCAAATCTACTTTTTTAATTTTACCAGTATGTCTTTCTATTCTGCTCATAATTAGTTCTTTTTTTTATTTTGTTCTCATTAAAAAACCCATCCGAATAGATATTACTATCTAATCAAGATGGGATTAAGTTTATTCATTACCAAATTTCTCCGCAATCGTATGAATCTGGGGACATTTCCTCGTAGGATATGTCTATTTCGTCATCGTCCATGCTAAAAAGGCTCTGGCTCCGAAGCGGGCTGTTTAACTGCTTCTTCTTTCTTAGCTTCCTCTTTTTGTATGGGTACGGCTTCTACTGGCGTTGCTTCTTCGACTTCTTCATATTCCGCATAATCAGGAGCAATTTGCTTTGTAGGATCGAGTTCATTATTTGGTTCGAGTTCATCATCCGGAATAGTATTTTCTGAAAGCGCAGAATTTATAAGCATTTTTGCGGCTCTTTTAATTACAGTTCTTTTTGCCATTTGGTCTCCAAATTCCCGATGCACCAACTGTTGAGAAGAAGAACTTTTTGCCCAACTTTTCTTTATTTGTGACATAGACATAATTTCAACGTCGGTTTCTCCCTTGTCATTTGTTACAATAGCATAAGCTCCAATCATTTCTCCGGAATCAATTGATTCTAATGTCTGAGTATGCTCTACAATGCGCTTTCTTCCTGTCTCTGGATTAACTTCAAATTTAAAAGTATCTCCTTTGTAGATAACATTTGCGATTGGTTCGTAATTTTTAGAGACTCTTCTTGCTTGTAAACAAGTACCGAAATAACTTTCTTCAAGGCAAAGTTGGTCTCCTCTTACAATTAGATATGCCTGCTTCTTCGTTACATCCAATCCGAGCGTCGCCATTTTGAATAACGCTGTAGATATACTATTGGGAGTGCAACAAGATAAAGCGGGAACTCGATCTTTGTTTTTTACGTCATTCAATAAAAGCATTGCGCCTTTAATTGCATTTACATAATTGTAATCTGCTGGCATAGTGAACCCTACTTTGCAAAGGTCATCTATTCTTGTGATTACTTGATTCCCAATATCAGCTTTGGAAATCATTTGATTTTTTGTTTCTGCCATATTTTTTCTATTAAATATTAATTCCGTTATAGGACTAACGGTTGAGGTAATTCTGACGATTAAAAGAGAAAGGGAAAGCCTGTTAGCTTAGCCTTATCATTGAGCCATGACCCTCAACTATCCCTTTCGGTTGCAAATATAAGAAACTTCTAATTATTGTGCAATATTACCAAGGCAAATCATCTGCTGGTTCAGTCGTTTGAACATTTGGTTTATTTTGTTTCTTATTAAACCCTACTTCTGCATCCGCCCCTTCTACTCTTTGATATTCTGTTCCTCCTCCAATAAAGATGTCATATTGCCCGCGAGCTTTGTCTTCTTGTGAAGCCGAATATTTAAGATAATGGGTGTCTCCAAATTTACCAAGCTCTTTTAGTTTGCTTATTGAAAACCGAACGTATTTTTTTCCACCCTTAGATGTATAGATGACATCTTTGGGAATATCCGATAAGCAAATACTGCATGATAAAAAAATATCGGTAGCGCTATCTATGTCTGTTACTTTCTTTGCCATTTTATTAATTATTGTTGTTATTGTTATATAAATATACGTCCATAATTGCTGTTTCAGCAACAGAACCGATCTGATAATCAGCCAGTGTACCTTTCATGCCTTCATCCAGCTTCTTTACAGCTTCCCGTAAATCGGCAGCTTGTACTAAAATCAGAGTAGATGTTTTAGACTCCTTCCCACTTTTTTCGTCCAATGTGATAAAAATCAGTTTGCATTTAAAATAACGGTCAGCCGCTTCTTCTTCACTTAGAAACAATTCAGAGTAATTCGATTGTTTGACTGATTTTACAGCAAATTCTCCTGTAATAAACGGAGTCATTTCTTCGATTAGACGTGCTTCGCATTCTGTAGCAGAAAGTGCATCAACTAAATATAATTCATTCACTTTCTTTACTTTACCTTCATCTGTTACTTTTTCATAGCGTATTACGCCTTCATACCAATTTTGCATAAGTTTATTTGTTTTTTAAAGTTTATAAAAATACTACTTTTTTCTCTAACAGGCAAGTTTTTAACGAACAATAATGTTTTCGTCTTCGCTAACTACCAATTTAATGAGTTGATGATTTGTTTCGATATTTACATCACTATTTATAAGATTTACATCATCTACAAATACAGGCAAGCTAATGTCATAATATGAAGCAAAAGCATTTGAAATATCAAGTCCTACTAAAATATTTTCGGCTCCATTGCAGGTGCTCACCAAACTGCCATCAGATACAGTTATTGTACAGCTCGGTATCCATTGCCCAGATTTGTCCTGTTGCATCATAGAAATATTGCATCTCCTAAAATATTTATTTACTTTGTTAGAAACAATTTGGGCGCGCTCTTCTTCATAGGATTTAATATTTGCCTCTATTTGTTCTTGCACGGCCAAACTATCGGCAACTTCGCGCATTTCTCTTTTTAAAGAAGCAATCGTTTTTAATTGTCTTTCTCTTTCATCGACAAGTCCCATTGCGCGACTTTTCTCTTCAATTTGCAGAGTCAATGATTCTTTCATATTTAGCAGATTAGTATTATCTACTACTGGGACTTCTGTTAACCCATTTTGAATTGCATCAGCTTTATCTTTTAGCTTTTTATATTCATCAGAATCTTCAAAATTCAAAGTCTCTTGCTCTGCTTCTTGCAGTTCCTTTTTCAGATCCTCTATGTCAATATACATCGGACTTTCAATATCCTCAGCTAATAGAGCTTCTATGCGTTCTATTTCTTCAAGTTTTTCTTGTTTCCTTTCATTGTTTTCTTTTCCCTTTTTAATAATATCATTTACTGCATTTTCTCTTTTTTCATAAAAATCTTTTTTATTTGCTTCAAGCATTGATTCAGGAAGATCTTGTCCGCAGAAAGAGCATTTTTCGCTGTTAAATTCCCTTTTTAACAACTCGTCTTTTTCAATTAATAGCTTTTTGCGATATTCATCGTGTTCTTCTACCTTTGCTTTTAACCGAGCTAATTTAGTTTCATTAGACTTTCTTTCTTCTTGCGTTTTATCCCATTGTCTTTGAATATATTCGTTTTCTTTTTTGGCTTCCTGTATCTGTCTCCTGATTTTGTTCGGCTTTTCATTCTGATTATATTCAAAGTCATTTTTCTTATTTCTAATCTCCGAATTGATATTAGATAATTCTTGCAATTGTTTGTTCCTCATCTCAATATAAGGCTCGGCCATTTTTGAAGCTGATAATATTGCATTATCTATCTCTGCGATTTTGCTTTTCAATTCCCCTATTTCTTTTTCTAATTCGCAAACATTAGATATATCAGGCAAATGTTGTTCAAGTGTCTGTATTGTTACAGGGAAAGAACTTAATTGCTGCTTCATCGGACTTATCTTTGTCTTGACTTGCGCTTTCAATTCATCAATCGAGTATTTTTTCAAAAGAAGAAATAAATCGCTGTAATTGGATTTGAAGTCACTTTCCTGGATGTCTCCGGCTAATAAAGAAAGCATTTCGCGTTGTTGTTTCCATTCTAAACTAAGGAAATATTCGGTATTCAACATAACCTTTAATGGCTCTGTCTCGCACAACAATTCGGAAACTCGCTTCTTGTATTCTCCGGTTGATACTTCGATTCCATCAAAATAGCAGACGTAATCATCAGATCCTTTTAATTCATATTCCTTATTCCCTCTTCTTCTTATCCATCCTTTTTTTGCTTCTTTTTTAAAATAAAAATCATTCCCGTCAATGGCAATAAGAGCTTCAACGGATGCAACAGGAGAATCTTCTGCCGTATAATTGTGATTGTTGTCGAAAAGATTGTAATTTGCGCGATTGCTTGAATCAAACCCTGTCATTAACCATAAAAAAGCATCTTTCAAAGAGCTTTTACCGCTTTTGTTACGTCCCATAATGTTGGTTACTCCATCTAATTTAAATGAAATAACAAGATTTCTTCCTCTCCAATTTTGGAGAATTAACTTTTTTAATTTAATCTCTTTCATGTTATTGTTATTAAATACTAATCAATTAAATAAAACTCCCATACCCATACGTATGGGTTAGACTTCCACGTTCCTTTGCCGGAAACTTTATCTATGAGTGCGGCAAAGGCTTCTCGCGAAGTATCAAATCCGTCGTCTTCGTTTCCTTCAAAGTCATAAAATAGGGATGGGGGAAACTTATCATCTCCTGAATCTTCGTATATCCCCTCTTTCAAGCAATCTTCGTCGGATATGTCTTGCAGGCGTTCAAACTTAATGTTGGTAATACGGATATGATGTAGCATTAAGTTAGCTTTCACAAACATCTTGTTACCCCATCCAGCAGTATTTTTTAAACTTTCTCTTAATTCGAACCATTTAATTATTTCTTTAAATGGGATATCATACTCTGTAATAATTTGACCACCCGCTGAACAATGTCTTTTATAAGCTATTTCATAAAATTCATTGATTGAGTTATAGTTTTGTGCAATGGCAACAACTTCGCCTACATCGTAAGGAGGCTTTACTTCATATCCATGAAAACTCTCGAGCCCGCTTTTATAAAAGATACTACGGCGTATCGGCATCTGTTCTTTTGAAATTCTCCTCGTTTGGCTTTTTCTGCCATTCAGTACGGCTTGGGTTAAGCCGTATTCATCATTAAACATTATCTTTTTCATTATATTATTGGATTTTAACGCGTCTTAAATCGTTACTATTCAAATTTTACTACTTTCCCATTATCTAAAATTGTATAATAATGGCCTTTATACACAAATGAAATAACTCATTGATTGGCATATTTCAAATACTGATGTAGTTTATACCTTCCGGGATTATTCAGCATTTTATTTCTTATCCTTTTCTTCATACGTTTCACTTAATACCAAATCTCTTCAATTTCTTTCTAAAATTCTTTTCATTCAAGGCTTGGTCGTAATAGCAATCAGGTTCTATAACAGTTTCAGTTTTAGTTACAGGAAGCCCATTCAAGCCAATAGCAGCCTTGTGTATAATAGCAGCTCTCTTGATTTCCCCTGTTTTTCGATTAAAAGAGAATAAGATATGCCCTGGATTCCTCTTAATCTTATTTACCAATTTATATTCTGTTTGCTGCTTTTGCAGATATTCTATCTGTTCCTTAGAAAGATTATCTTTTGTTAGAATAGGTACTATATCCATTTAGTCATTCTCCTTTCTTTAATTCTTTAATAAGAGCATCAGCAAATATAACTGCGGCACGTGCAATATTAGTTTGAATTTGTCTTTGACCATGCTCTGCTCCCTCACATAAAACCTGATGATAGAAATCTTCATTTGACATTATTGCAGTAACTGTTTCCTTTGCTATTTCATAACGTCTCTGTTCCCAATTAATATAAGGGTTATAATCCGTAATATCAACTTTATTAGAATTAATCATAACTTGTTTCCCTTTGGGGAGTTTACATCTGTATACGACACTATCATATCCGTTCAAACTATCTAAAATCTCAACTTCTGTACCTATGTCAAGCGTTTCTGTTTTTGAAAGCTCAATTTCGATATTATTTTTTCCTTTCATTACTCTATCCTTTAAAAGTTCTCATATATTCACATTTTTCATCACATATTCCCTTCTTTGCACAATGGGCAATATTGGAGTCAAATTTATACTCGAAGTTATAACATAGCTTCTTGTATGCCTCTCGTTTAGCTTTTTCTCTGTCAGCCTTCATCTTAGCTTTGATGTGTTCTGGCAAAGCGTCTTGTGCTGCTTTGTCGAAGGTTATGCATTTGATTTTATCCATATTAGTCTCCTTTCTTTAGTTCTATGCTAATTAATCTTAGAAGTTACACCCAAACATAACACTTTGTCAGACACGCCTATATCGTCAAATTCCAAAGTCAAATATTTGGTATCGTAAGGATAAGGATACCTGCACTCTTTTAATTCTTCATCAGATAATTTGCGCCTAACTCTCATCTCAATTTCGTAATCATCGGAAAGATTTTCAATGATTTTTCTAAGCTGCCCTACATTCTTTACCTCCATATTCAGTCTCCTTTCTTTTTAATTCATTCAAGTACATCTTTGTTGGCTTCAAGGGTTTCGTCGAAAGAAGGAATATAGCACCAGTGAGTGACGTCGCAAACTCTAATTGTTTCATAGGAGTAATTGTCATTCCAGAAATATATATTACTATCTTCTTCTATATCATAACATGCAAGCCTAACAACACTGTCTTTAAGTCTTATTAATACAGGGTCTCCTACTCCCGGCAACCGTTCTTTCACGCTTATCCAAAGAGATCGTCTTGCCTGCCATTCTGCACCGGAAACAAAAGCCCTCTCGGTAACATCCAATATTGCATCACGAGCACCAGAATAGTAATTATCTTCTTCAAAATTTATCTCAAAATCAGTTAACTCTAATATTCTGTTGAGATAGTCATTTGCTGCTTTTCCCAATGTCTGTTTCATAATCTTATATTTTCGTTTAATATTCAAAATCTTAATCCCGTTACGCTTTGATATTCTTTTTCAACTCTGTCTGCTCCAAGTAAGAAGTAATTTTCGTCTTTTTCTATGCAGATACATTTTCTATTTGTATAAAGACAGGCAATAGCCGTACTCATACTTCCAGCAGCAAAATCAAGAACTGTGTCTCCCTCTTTTGTATATGTTTGTATAAGATACATTAACAACGCGATGGGTTTCTGATTAACGTGAATTGTTTTCCCCTCTGATTCCGCAGTTTTGAAGTATTTTACACTTCGTGGGTATCTTGTTCCTTTGTTTTCATGCCTGAATGTAGGATTTGGCACATTGTTAACTCCCGTCCAATTGCTTCCTCTTTTAGTGCGATTTCCATAAGGTTCACCTTCCTCCATAATTGGATAATAAGGGATTTTACCTTTACCAAAAACACTGATTAATTCGTGTGCTTTCAAGGGTTGTTTTTTAGCGAGCAGAAAGTTGCTTGCTTTCGATTTCTCCCAGACCCAATCATATTTAAATTCATTTAAATTGCTACAACGAAGAAGGCTGCTAAATGGTTCGCTGCCAAATAAAGCCGTAGGCGCATTTTCTTTCCTTATTCTTTTAACCTCCTTCCACATTTCATCAAAAGAAATAATTTTGTCCCACTGAGAAGCTGTTGTACCAAAAGGAGGATCGCATAGAATTAAATCAATACTTGAACTTTGTAGGAGAGGCATTACTTCCAAACAATCATAGTTGTATAAAGTGATGTCCTTACCAAAAAATATGTTTTTCATAAGATTATAGTTTTATGCTATTGATTAGCTCTAAGAACTGCTCTTTCCCTTTAGCCGTTATTAATGTTTGAGTTCCGGTCTTTTCTCCTCTTACCCATTCTTTTAGCTCGAAGTAAGTTCCTACATATTTGGCGACTGGTTTTAAAGTTCCTTTTTGATCCCTATATATGTACTTTTTGTCGATTAGAAAGAAGATAAACGCCTTTTCCGATACACCTAACAGCTTTGCTGTGTCTCTGAAATTAGTAAGACCACCTCTATCTACTATTTCATTGAAATATTCGGCTTTAGGCTTCATGTCTTTGTTCTCAATCTGCAACCGTTCGTTTTCCTCAACTTGTACAAGGAGTTCCTTTAAAGCCTCTTTATAAGTCTGAGGTAGTTTTGGCTGCATAGTTTTCAATGCCCTTTCCATTTCATTGAAGCGGTTTATATAAGCCCTCTTAAATTCATTATAGCCTTGTATGTTGAACATATAAAGAGTAAACCCGTCTTTCGTTAAAAGATATTCCGCCTTGCTTCTATTATACGAATCTAAATAGGAACTTTCAATAAAATTACATGGGTCGAGATTTAGACCCATCCTTCTAATACCCTCTAAAACATGCTTATGTTCCTTTCCAAGTTGGTTAGCAATTACTCTGCTACTTACAATGTTTATACCGTCTTTTGTTTCAATTTGGACTTTGATTAATTCATTCATTACTTCTCTTTTTTTTATTGTTAAACATATCTATTGTATCTCCAACGACTGCTATTAGTACAGCCAATACAATAGAAGTGACCTTTATATTATCCAAGTAATCAGGATGTATGCTTGTAGCTATTATATGTGCGGAAATTAGCATAATTGTTCTCATAGTCAAATGTAATTTTCAACATTATACTTCTTTCTTTCCTCTTCTGTTAATTGCCGTCTCTCCCCACAACATTTACATTGCATATCAGCATAATATTTAGGAAAGGTAGGCGTTAACTCCCAGATATGCTCTCCGCCATTAAGACAATCAGCCTTATCTACTTCATAGTAATAGCTGATACTGATAGTATAGACGAATTCCTTATCACAATGATGGCAATATTGGGTGTGAGTTTCACCTTCTTCATAACCATAGCCATCTTCATGGTCAATATCTAAACCGTTGCCGCAATATGGGCATTCTACATCAAATTCTTCCATTGTTATATATATTATTGATTAAGTTATTCAGGCAATGCTAACCTACGTGCGTGAAGTCCCCTTAGAAGATAAGTTTAATAAAAACAAATCAACTTTCGGGAACGCTATTCAAATCATTCAGTATAAAGCTGAACCTTTTCAAGCGTGTCGTTTCATAGAGTAGATAAACGACTTTAAACCTTTTAGATTACTACTCAATCTCCGAACCCAGTTGTTTAATCGCATCCCCGACTGGTTGCATGTTGTTCGGCTTCCTCTATGCAAATAGACTTTATTACGAGTGGCGGAAACGAAATAATAAAGCCGTATCAGAAGACTAATACGGATGAAAACAAAATACCCGTATATGGTCAAATGTAAGAGCTACACATATACGGGTAATTGATTAATATATTTTTTAATATGAAAGATTCTATTATGTCCGCATTAGGCTCTTACTTCTAATACATCAGCAAATATCCGCATTTTTTTTGAATTATCAAAGTATTATTCAATATTTAACATAAATGTGTGCGGCATTTTTTCTACGATAGAAACAACATGTAATATCATTAAAATCTTCTTTTATTTCCCCATCAATACAACCAGGTAAACATGCAGGTTTGCAACACCTTCTAAAGCGATAAAAGCAACATCTGTAACAAGTGGCTTTAAAATCTTCATCAAAACGAAAAACCATATCATCAATTTCACCAGTTACTTTTTCAACTAAACCATAATTAGGCAAATTATATACGCCTATTACCTTAAATAGTTCTCTTCCCATATTTTCTATTGTTTATATTTGTAAAAATGCTCAATTAACTCTTTTACTGTAGCCTTGTGAGGTGAACACCCATAGTAGTCTATCCAAGCATTAATATATGCTACTTCACAAGGGCATTTTTCCCAATGATAACCATCAGTAAACCATTGAAACTTATCTGTATCATCCCTCAATGCAGCTATAGCCAGGAAAAGTTCCTCATTGGTTCCGCAATCACTTCTTCCTTTCTTGGTGACAGCATCTACATTATATATCACCCCATAGAGATTCCCATAAGACGTAATGATAGCTCTCCCTTCTTCGATATTTTTATGACTTCCCTTACCGTCATAATTATGTGCATCTAAAGTCGTATCACCGGAATTAAGTAGGTTATATCCCAGCTCTTCCAATTTTTTACGAAGTTCCTCCGTATTTTTTCCAATAAAACAGGGTGTTGTAAATCCCATAGTTATTTGTTTTTAAGTTCTTCCAGTATTTTCTTTGCTATTTCATAGTGATTCAACTGCCAATCAGAACAGGTATCATCCGCTTTATCATCGTAGTGATTGGTGTAAACGTATTCATCCAGTTGTTCACGAAAGGATTCACCGTGTAGACCTGAATCATCACAATCATCGTACATTCCCAATTCATGGGCTACGTCTTTACATTCTTGATGTGTAATAAAGTCGTACACAACTCCGTCATAGACATCTGTCTGACGGACATATTTTTGTCCTATCGCTATCTTTTCGCAACAAAACTCACACCTATGTTCTTTCTTAGCTGTTGGATAAGTTTCTTTTAGTATTGTTGGCATAGTTATTCTCCTTTCTTCTTTTCATATTCTTCACAATGCAAATTATAAGCATAGGCAAACATCTTCAAAGTTACAGGCTCAAAAGCAAAGTCCGCTTGTTTGCCATCTACTACAACAGAAACACATAAATCTCCATCACAAAAATCAATATATGCCATAGCATCGTCATTCCCTTTGATAGCAAAGGTTTGTGTCTGTACACTATCCATGGTTATTAGTATTTAAATTTTAAACTTTCATTCAGTAAGCTATCTCTTTGCTCTATTGAATGTTCTGACGCTTTTATTAAAGAACTCTGAAAACAATTAATTAATAGAGAGGAAAATAGCGCAATGACTATAATGAAGATGATTAACTCACGAATCTTAATTTGAATCATTTCTACACTGTTTTGAGCACACAATAATACCTTCGCCACCACCGTCAATATCTATGTAGGACTTTTCCCTAACGAAATATTTGCAATCATAACAAGATTTTGAACCAACCATCTTTTTGGAGAATGGGCACTTAGTTATGTAGTTATTCCCATATACAATAAAATCTATTTCCGTCATTTCTATTTAGTTATACGTTAAACACTTTTGCAACTATTGGTCTTAGAATATCATTGTTGAAATTACATTCTTCCATCAAATCAAGGCATTCATAAGGATTATCTTTTTCCCATGTTCTTGAATATCCACGTGCAGCTTCTTCTACTGTCTGTTTCATATTACTCTGTTTTACGGTTTTCTCTTAATTTTTCTTCAACATATTAAAGGGTTTCGGTCTCTCAGACTTAATCGCATCTTTAAAATCCATTATCAACTGATAAAGTTGGTTTCTATAAACATCACCTTCTTTATAATCAGTTTTATAAATCAGGGTTCCTGTATCAGTTTCATTTTTATACATATTCCTCGCATTAAGATATGTTGCTCCCCATTTTGTTAATATTACAGACACTGTGTCATTTAGGTCAATTGCCCCATCATATTTTACAAATTCAAATTCATAATTCCAAAAAGCCCTCTTTAAAGGTTTTACAAAAATTGCTCCTGTGGAAAATAGTTGTAGCTCGTTGTCTTTATAGACAATCCCATTATATTCTGCTATCATATAAGTAAGTTTTAATTAAACCAATTTTATTTTCATTTTGACATCAACTGGTGTATCTTTCATCGTCTTGAAGGCATCAAGAATCCTCTCTTTTACTAATCGAGGTGGTTCGGTCAATATTTCTCTTTCAATTAATTCGACAGGTATTTCTTTCCCATCGTATGTTATTAAACGGAGTTCAGTTATTACATATGGTTTCATTTAATTGGGGCTTAATAGTTACTCAAATGATACTTCATATTCTTCCGGTTCAAACAATTTTCATCACTTATTGATATTATTTTCATTGCTTTTCTTTTTAATTCCGGCTTTTACACCGGACTGTTTATATTAAATTGATTTGATGGCTCTATCGTTGATTATCTTAATCAACTCACCGTACTGCTTTGAGGCTTTATCTAATTTTGATTGCAATTTCTCAGATTTAGCCACATATTTTTTAACTAAATCTTTCTGCGCTTCAAGTTCTTTCCTCAGTTTAAAAATATGGTTCAAGTGTAACGTTTGCAAACCCTTGTTTGCCTTTTCATAGCTTTGTTTTAGTCTGTCATTCTCCCGTCTGCATAACTCGTTATCCTCCGCCAACATTTTTTCGTTTGCTCTCTCCGCTTTCAATGAATCTACAACACCTCTCACAGAGATACATTCAACTTCTTTCAGCATTGAGGAAAGTTCATCCATTACAAACTTATGATGTCTTTGCGCACAATCTCTTTCTCTCTCAGCGTCCAATCTCTTTGCCGTTTCTTCCCTCCATTTGCGAATCAAATCATTTCTTTGCTGTTTTTCATGCTCGTAACTCTCGCACATATGCGAATAGTCCTCTTTCAGTTTTTCGAGTTCCGGAGATACCTTCGTTTGTTTTCTTTCAACTCCGGTTATATCGCATACCAGTTTGTGAAATTCGTCACTCTCTGTTAGATACTCTAAAACGGCTGCTTTTGCGTGATCTGTTAAAGACATCTTTGTTACCTCCGGACTAATTCTACTTTTAACAAATAATGTTCCCGTTGATACATACTGTCCTACTCCAAGCTCTTTCTTTTCCATTTCTGTTAATTTTGATAGTTAAATTCATCTTCTATATTGGATAATCTTTCTTCAATCCATTCTTTTACGGAGTCATCTCTACCGTTCAAGGTTTCAATAATTTCATAAATTAAATTTCTAAGTTCAATTATTTCCTCTTCCATGATTAACGTTTTTGAATTAATAGTATTTTTATAGTCCAACATCAAGCCTAAAAGCGTTTATAAGTTCAGGACATACATAAAGATCTCCCTTTCGATTCTCTATCATAGATGATACTGCAATGTATTCATTGTTTGTTATTTTAATATATCCTCTCTCATGCAACCATGTAACAAAAAGAAATATTTCAATAGCAGATCCCAAAAGTTGATTAACCTCCTTTTTTTTAGTAGTATCAATAGGTTTATTATACTTTGGATCAACATATTTATCGCACATTTCAAGAATAAATTTCCTTTTACGCTGCTCACTACATTCCAATTGCTCGCAAATATTCTTTATCCATTCTTTCATAACTAATTATTCTTTATCATCTTTCCAATGCCTCATCCAAAGAAACTTTGTTGGGCGTTTTTAGGTAGTTATAACCGCCATTTCTAACTATCTTCATATTACCAATAAAAGCAGTCTCAAAACCAAGTTCTTTCAATTCTAAATATTTCTTTTTACTCATTTGGTTAGAAATGACATGTGATTGACCATAAGCATTTGGTTTTTTCTCTTTAGCATAAAGATTTACGGCTATCTCTCCGCCTCTGGTACGGAATATAGAATTATATTTAAGAGGAATAAAAACTCCTTCTTCCTCTATTCCGTTTATCTCTTCCCTTGTAATAATAGCATTATTGAATGATGTAAGCTTTAATAATATTTGATAGTCTACCATTACTCCTCCTTTTTAAAATTTAGTTTTTCAAGCTTTTCGATCTGCTTTTTTAAAGAAGCGATCTTTTTAACTCTCATTTCTTTAGCTTTTTCAATTGCTTGTGATTCAATAGTAAAAGCGTCTATACCGATATAATATTTATTATAAGCTATTTGTACATAATATCTATTATCAATAGCAGATTTACATAATTCGGTATTAACTTTTTCTATGCCTGTAGATAAGGCATATTTGGTTATATATACTTTAGCCATGTAAACCTCCTTATCTCGTTAAATTTTTCCCACTAAAACATGCTAACCATATAATTACGCATGCACCAAATAAAATACTTCCCATTATTTTTTAATTTATGTTGTTTTCTACAACAGGTTTATAAACTTCTATAAGCGCCTTATTCTTGTTTACTATACCATCAATAGCAAAGTTGTTGGTATAGTCTATTCTTCCCTTTGTGAATAGTTCAGCAGCTTCCTCTGCGTTATTGGCGTCATTAAATGGATTCAAAACATCTCCGTTAACCATTGTAAATCCATTGACATCACTCGCGTCAATATTATAAAGTTGGTTCAAATCAATATTGTCAATATTACATCTTTCAAGCCTATTTATTTTAACCGCAAATGCAATATTTGTTTTAGCTTGAAAATGATTTGATCTAATATTATAGATTCGGCTCTCCTCTATCTGAGTCTCTAATGCTTCTATTCTACTGGTTAGATCTTTGTTAACTCCGTTAAAATAATCAATGGTAACTATAAGACTAATAGTAATAATTCCGATAGCCGTTATTAATGCGTATGTAATATATTTCATTTTTGGCTCCTTTCTTTATTTAATTCGTTCGATTTTACTTGTAATTCAAGTGTTTTTGGATGTTCCATTTGCGTATCAATAAATTCTATTATATAGAGATTGTTCTCTTTTACGCCAAATATATCTTTTATGATATAATATGTTTTGATTTGATACCTTTTTTCGGGATATTTGATCCTAAAATAATTTTCCACTAAATTTACTTTATTCATAATTCTTTTTATTTTTAAATAAATCGCAACCTTTTGTATTATTGCTTACTGACAAATGATAATCTTTATCCCAGCTTTCAGTTCCATGTCTTTTCAAGCAAATAGCTTTATACATAAAATGATCCAATTTAAATGAAAGCAAATGCTTTTTTTCAAGTCTAATAGCTTTAGAATAGCATATTCTATGCACACAATTCAGGCACTTATCTTTGTCTTTTTCACTTATTTTATTCTTTTTATTACGCCTATACAATTCTTGGCGCAACTCTTTATCTGTATATTTTGATAATTCGTTCATTTCATTAATTTTTTTAATTTACGATACATTGCAGCCGCGCGAATGTTATTATACTGCATTCCTGTAGCTGTCTTTTGCCCCAAAGCATTGAGTTTTTGCGCTATATCCTGCCATTCTTCGCAGTTTTTAGGCTCTCCTTTATCTTTTATCCATTGATTTATAAAAGTCCAAAAGAACGCGTTATTTGCATTTGCTTTTGCATTCTCTTTTCTTTTGTTCGCAGATTCGTTTCTTATTTCATTTAGGGACGTTTCCCTGTCTGCTCCTGTGTTTTTCCCCCAAAGATCATCCGTTCCGCCTATTGCTTCGTTTCTTGCTTTTTTTGCAGCAAGCCCGGCTTTTGTTCTTTGTCTTATGTTCTCAACCTCGATTTCAGCCGCTAAAGATAAGGCAAATAATAAGGCTTTTCCGCCTATAGATTTGTTTTCTATGACAGTACCGTCTTTGCATTGAATCAATGTTATATCTTTTTCTCCGGCATAACCAACAATTTGAAAGAGATCCGACATACTTCTACCCAAACGAGATAATTCTGAGACATAAATAACAGAACCTTTATCACATGATTCTAATAACTCATGCAACTTTCTTTTTGTGTGCTTGACTGTACCGGATATTTTTTCCTGTACAGTGTATAAATCACATGATTCATTTATCCGCTTCAAATATTGTCTTATACATTCAAATTGTTGTGCAAAATCTTGTTTATCGGTTGAGCACCTTAAATATATTGCTTTCATGGATTTATTGTTTATACAATTATTACAACTTGACCTTATTATTTGCACACCCACGCATTGCCGGATACCCGCGCATTGCCGAACACTCGCGCAGTGTCGAACACTCGCGCAGTGCCGGATACTCGCGCATCGTCGGATACCTGCGCATTGTCGGACACCCACGCATTGTCGGACACCCACGCATTGCCGAACACTCGCGCAGTGCCTAACACCCGCGCATTGTCGAACACTCGCGCAGTGCCGAACACCTGCGCATCGTCGGATACCCGCGCAGTGTCGGACACCTGCGCATAGCCGTACACCTGCGCAGTGCCGAACACTCGCGCATCGTCGGATACCCGCGCATTGCCGTACACCCGCGCATCGTCGGATACCCGCGCAGTGTCGGACACTCGCGCATTGCCGGATACATTCGCATAGCCGAACACCTGCGCATCGTCGGATACCCACGCATTGCCTAACACCCGCGCAGTGCCGAACACCCACGCATCGTCGGATACCCGCGCAGTGTCGGACACTCGCGCAGTGCCGGATACATTCGCATTGCCGAACACTCGCGCAGTGTCGAATACCTGCGCATTGCCGAACACCTGCGCATCGTCGGATACCCGCGCATTGCCGGATACCCACGCATCGCCGGATACCCGCGCATCGTCGGATACCCGCGCAGTGTCGGATACCCGCGCATTGTCGTACACCCATGCATTGCCGAACACCCACGCATCGCCGTACACCCATGCAGTGCCGAATACCCGCGCATTGCCGGATACATTCGCATCGCCGAATACCTGCGCATTGCCGTACACCCGCGCATCGTCGGATACCCGCGCAGTGTCGGACACCCAAGCATTACCTTCTTGACTTAAGTTTTCTTCTTTTTCGATATATCCTCCAAGTTCTCCTTCTTTTGCATACTCGAACGTCTTCGTACATTTGATTTGGTACAACTTTGTTCCAAACTCATTTACTACATACTTTTCTGTTAGTTCAAATTTCTTTTCCATAATTTTGTTTTTAATTGTTAGTTATTACTTTTAGTTATACGGTGTAGGATTATATATAAGTGCCAAATATTATTATACCCTATTACAGTACCTTTCTTGACTTTCACGCATAACGCATTATCTAATGATAATCTCACTGGTATTTCTTCTCCTATATGCTTAAGAGCAAAATCTATTGATTTAGACATAATTTTGTTATTTATTGTTTTTCATTTCTCTAATATTTCTTGACGTTTTAGCGAGACATGTCATTGCAGCCCAAAGAGTTAAACTCAATAACATATCACAAATAGCATAAGCTATAAATTCAAATTTAAAAATCATTCTTGAGTCATAAAAGCCTCCGTACCTAAATTCTTCTTTTTGAAAAGCCGCGGCAATTATAAAAACAGACGCGATAAAACCAACTATAAGTAAAATATTACCTAATACAACTAATGTTTTTTCCTCTTTATTATATTTTAAATTCCCTTCCATGATATTTTTATTTAAATGTTTATTGAATTATTATTTCTTAAAATTGAATGAAAGTATATGTAAATTTAGACCTTCACATCTACAAACAAAAGTTTTAGTATTTATTCTTCTACGTTTCATGTTATTAAAAAAATGGTTTTATTAGTTTATTACTTTACTTCTAAGTCCCTAAGAATGTTTGTCGCACGTTCGTTCCCGTTCTCAGCCGCTTGCACTAAAGCCTCGTAATGTGATAGCTTGCTTCCACCAAAAACGTGTGCAGAACGCAAAAGCATTAATAACTTTGAATGACTGATCTTTTCTCCTTTATAAATGTAAGTTGCCATATTATATCCTCCTATTATTACGCTTTATTCATTAGTTTTATAATACTATTTTTAAGGTGCGGTCCGCTCCAACATTGGCACACAAAACCGCCGCCAAAATCCCTCCCTTTGTATTTCCTAAATCCTAAATATTTTGCTCTTTTGTGTGCGATTCTATATTGTTCCTCAATAGACAAATTAAATTCATCAGGTTTAACAAATGTGAGAAAATGCACTATTACGCGAGGGTTTCCGTAAATATCACATTTTGCAGAATACAATTCTATATCAGTCATTTTCATAATTTAATCTCCTATTCTTAAAAGTTTGCAAATCGTTTATCAATTAGTGAAATATATAATAAAGTGTAAAAATAACAGCTATAATACAAACCGTTATTATAGCACTACCAAAAAAATCTTTATCCTCCATGATTGTGATATTTAAAGTTATCCTACTATGTGAATTTCTCCGTTATAATAATACTCCATTCCGTTTAATTCGTAAATAGGAATATAGTATGAATTAAATCGGTTTCCTGCGTCGTAAAAACCTACAAATGTAAATCTTTCACCGTTGTAATTATCCAAAATGTCCATCTCTCTATATCCGAAAGGATTGTTTTTTCTTTCTTTTCCCATTGGAGTTTTATAAAGGTTATACAGCCATTTAAATCCTTTTTCACTTTGTTCATCTGTAACCTCTATAATTCTATCACAACCAGGATAGAAGTTAGCAGCGTCGCTGTCACCGTTGTTGGCGCGTCTCTTTAAAAGAAGAATTTCTTTTTCTGTGATAATTCCTTTTTCCTCAATGTTTTTAATCAAATCAATTGTTTTCATAACTCTATATATTTAAAGGGTTTATATTTAATATTTATTGCTCCTATCTGTATTTCACAGGCTTTAGACTGTCAGCATACAAAGTATATGCAGGCTACATTAAAGCGGTTGAGTACTACCCTTATTCCTCAACCTTTTCTTTTATTCAGAATCACCACCAAACAGCGTAAAGGAAACGAAAAAAGTCAAGTACATAGATATAACAAGTATATCTACACACATAACGCCTAAATACTTCTTTATACATCGAATAATAAAAGAAAAAATACGATGATAACATTATAACATAACGCTTGTGAATGTTGCTTATTTGAATGGTAGTAAATAGAACCTGTAACCAGTCTTACAGGTTTGTCAGTATGGAAGTAAATGAAAGAACTACTTTAGAACTTTAAGAGAATCTTTATCTCTTTGTTTCTGATACAAATATAGGTGTTATATTCGGAATAGCCAAATAACAACACAGAAAAAGACAGATATATAACGTCTATTAACAACAAAAGAACGTATTATAGGTTTGTTAACTGTAAATACCTGCAAAATCGAAGATTTTACACTATAGTGATTATATGAATATGCAATGTAATATATTACGTAACGTAGTGAAGTATATATATTACTTGGATATTTATATATATCACGGTATAATATTAATATTAATATATATATAATATAGACAATACACAATGTTACCAAGCAGTAACAAGGATGTGATAGAATAAATCTATGACGAACATTATCATCATAGAAAAAATAAATAGAACTTTAAAGAAAGAATAAAAGAGAAGAAGGAAGAAAGAAACAATAAAGATACGATCAAAAGAATATCAAAAGAGAAATGGAAAGAATGAAAATAAGGCAAAAAGAAAATGCGAATGAAGAAAGTACCAGAATGGAGAATGAAGGGAGAGAAAGAGGCAAAGAAAAAAAGAGCGGAGCGGGTATAGTTTAGGCGGGCTCGCGGTCTTCCTCGCAAGAATGCCCTCTAAATGATGAAAAAGCGCCTCAAAAAGCGTAAATATTGCTTTTCTACGTGCTTCAAGCCTTATATTTAAGCTCCCAAAACACGAAACGAACGAATAAGGCGCGTTTTAAGGCTAAATTAGGCGATATTCCACATCAATGTATACGGATATACCATTTTAGTACAAAAGTCTCTATTTTGTCGATGTATTAGCGCCCTCGTCGATGTTTGACCTCCTTTTGTTGCTGGCTATCCTCGTAGCACCTACCCCCTCCCGTCTTTCGGAATAATGGCTCAGTCTACCCTTTCTCGAAAATTTTTTACTTTTCATTTTTTTTATTTTTCTGAAAATCAGCTTGTTATTCGTATTTTGTATATTCACTTCTTTTGTATTTCCCAATTCCTGTCTGTATTTGCATTTGATTTGTCCATAGTGAGTTTTTCTAATAGTGCACTGTTTCGTCTTGAATGGAGCTACTGCACTTTAAAAGAGTAGAGGATTTCGTTTTTCGTGTTATCCTCTTTTTTCTTTAAAAATTTGCCGATTTAATCTTTTTCTCTATCTTTGTGCAGTAAACTTATCGTTTGCGTTTGAAATAAGCCTAATACATTGTCATTTTAGGGACTTTCTGACGTTTTGTGATAGCTTCCTTGTTTTTCTTATTAGAATTAAAAATTAGCTATAATGCAGTATTAATTAACAAACATGTTTTTATGAAAGAGTTAGATTTAAAATTTGAAGGTCGTGGTGAAGTTAGCGGCTATTCTTTTGTTCAGTTGTTCAAATCTCCTTTTGGTTATATCTACGAAAAGACGCATTTGGAGAGTGGTGTTGTGAGTTACGAGGTTTTTCGTCGTATGGAGAATGTTCGTTTTGATTGTGTCTGTTATCCTCGCAGTAAGTCGTTTGGTGTATGGGCTTTTGAGTTTGGTGATTTGAATCGTGCCAAGCGGCGTTTTGAAGAGATAAATGTTCATGGAGCATCTAAATTATCCGAAGAGGAGGTTGTGGATGATGATTTTTAATTTTTCTTTTAAGGAACTATTGTATTTCTCTAATTAGTTCTTACCTTTGCATTGTTGTTAGATTCTTCATCACTTTTCTTTCAATATATGCGGGCGGACATTGGATTTATTTCTGATGTCCGCTTCTTTTTTGTGTGTATATGTGTTAAATTGGAGTTAAATACTAAATTGCGTATTGCGAATTACTAAATTGGTTTTATCTTTGCATTATAATCAAAACGATGAAAGAAATGAATAAGATAGATTTTGTTGTGCATAGAAATAAACTTATCACTAAGTGTCCTTTTAGTTTAAAGAAGGTAGGTTCTTCCGCTTGCCTAAACTGTAAATACTTCATTAAAGAAGAATCTTACACGTGTTTCAACGATGGCGGAGAGGGTGTCATTTTGTGTTCTAAAACAAAGAAGAAATGAAAAAGATAAATAAACTTTCAATAGATTCAGTAATAAACATTTTTAGTACAGACATATGTAAGTACTGCTATGTTAGTGAGGCGTTATCTGATTTTACGGCTCTTTGTGAATATCCGTATTGCGTTAAGTCTGCAAAGAAAGCAATTATACGTAAAAATATAGTAATAGGAATGGATCAGAGATATTTGCATTATGCAAACAAGCTAAAATATATACTTGTGGGCGATGGAGAAAAGATAAGTACTGAAGATACAAGAAGGCAAAAGAAATGGTATAAATCATTGTCGTATCGTAGATGGTATAATAATATTGATAAATCAATTCATTTAGACATTTTAAAACAAAGTAGTTATGGAGAAAAAGATGTATGACATTAATAGATTGGTAACTGTTCGTCACTATGCGGAGCTTCGCGGTGTTGTTCGCGAGACTGTGGCGCAATGGATTCGGAAAGATGCTGTTGATTCTGTTATGATAGACGGTGTTAGGTTTATAATCTTAAAGCCGGGTGAATATGAAGAATCTGAGAAAGTATAAACATATACGTCGTGCGCTGTTATGCCAGCGATTATTAGCTGCTGCTGCTGTTTTACAATATTACGAAGCTTACTTTAGATTTGTTGATTGTACAACTTTAGCTAAAACTGGCGGTATTAGTTATTCTGACGCTGAAGATTTTTCTAATTTCATGGGAGATGTTTTTGGTTGTGATGTTGACCCGTCTGATTATGTTTCCAGTGAGGATGAACTATCGAATGAAGCAATTGAATCTTATAAAGATCTTCAAGCGGTTTTAGGTAAATATGATGATTCAGGTAAAAGAATTATATCTGGCACTGCAAAACAGCTTTTTTATACAAAGTTCTATATGCGTGCTTATTGTCATTTCTTCATTGAGTATCTTCATCGCGTTCTTTTTTATGTGAATGATTCTCTGACTAATGGTGAAGAAGGAATTATAGAAGATTTAAAAGACGGTAGTATCTGGTTTAATCTTTATAATGGCTATCATCACCAAATGGATACAAGATTGTTTAGAAAAGCATTAAATGATATTGATATGGTTTTCAATGAAAACATTAAAAAAGTAACAAAACGAATTTTGAAATGGGAAAAAGTTTAGAAGAAATTGCAAGCAGAGAACTTTGGCAAAGTTATGCAATTGTTGTTAATGGAGAATTTGCATATCGGCAGAATGCCATGCTGAATATGTTTTATAAGGGAGTTGAAGCTCAGAAAGAAAAATCCATTGAAGTTCTTTCATCTGTATTAGACAATTGGGTTCTTGACGTTGATAGAGATGATATAATTGCAGAATTTGCAGAAATGTTGAATAACGAAAAAAGAAATATCTTATGAAAGTGAATGAAACCATTAATGTTCCTCTTTGGGAGCTTAAAGAAATAGCTAATACGCTTCGGATGGTAGCAAATGCGCTTGATTGTCCAAAAAGAGAATCATGTTTGGATCGGAATGTAATGCGTTCATGGAATAATGTAGTTGATATAATAAACGGAAAAGAAAGCTCTCTACATGAAAATATGGACTACTATATGAAAGTTGGTCAGATTCCTAATATTAATAAATAACAGTATAGATATGAATGATATTAAATTGTCTCTGTGCCAAATAGAAAAGATGCAGCACGCGATTGGATTTGATCGCAGAAATATAAAAAGTATGCGATATAAAGCCTATCGAAACAGATATATAGTTTCTCACCTTGATAATGATTGGGAAGAGCTTATATCTATTGGTTATGCGATTAGAAAAGATTTTGAGATAGAAAAAATAATAGCCTATTATGTATCCGAACTTGGAATTAAATATTTAAGTGTCTTGTTTGGATGTAATATTGAGGTAGTTGATTAATAAATATTGAATATAAAAATGACAGAAAAACGTTTAGCAAAGTTTATAGAGACGAATCATGTAACTCTTCGTCTTTACGATCATAATGGTGTTGAATATAACACTTTCGATGATGTTCCAGAGGAAATGTCTGACTTTGAGTGGGAGCAATGGGAAATGTTCATGGATGTATATGCTTATGACCTGGATTCTCTCTCGCATATTTTAGGGCACGAATTCTTTAAGTATGGAGTACAGATTGTATGGCATCATGGTTATGTCAGTATTGATTTGAAAGATATTATCGAATATTTTGATTTGAACTATAAAAAAATAGCGTAATTATGAAAATCGTATTTAATAGAAAAAGTTTAATCTCCGGGCTTATAGTCGGAGGTGGTTATGCAGGCAGTAAGAAAATTCTTCCTATTTTGGGATGTGCTAAAATAACAATAAGAGGCAATGATTGCTGGATCATGTCTTATAATGGTAAAAATGCTATTAAAGCAAAATGCCCAGTAGAATCTTCGGAAGAAGATATTGTATTTTGCATTGATTCTATAGAATTGAGAAAATACATTTCTTTGATTAATGATGATTTAATTGAAATCAATATCGAAGAAGAAAGAACTGCGCAAAATTTATATAAAGGCATTGCAGAGATTAAGGCAGAGAATGGTTCGATTAAATTTCCTCTTGAAGATGCTCGCGAATTTCCCGTATTAAAAATAGATACTAATACTGAATCTTTCCTTTTTGATGCAAATATGCTATTATATTGGATTGAAAAGAGCAAACCCTTTTTGTTAGAGGATGAATTTTTCCCAAACAAACAATGCGTGCATATCGTATTGTCTGAAGGTACTGCCAAAGTATACGCTTCTGAAGGGCATAATATTTACCATGATGTCTTCCCAGAAATTGATTATAAGGGAGAATGTACACTTTCTATTGATAAAACGGCTTTTGATGGGTTAGAATCTGCTTTAAAATCAATTAAGGACAAGAATGTTAAAATAACAAATTCAGAAAACAATATGATGTTTGTTTGTGGAGATGTGATGGTTCTGATTCAAAAATTAGAGAAAAAAGCTCTTCCTCCATTTGACAGGCTGATTAATCTTTCTGATAAGACATGTATCAATGTTGATAAAAAAGCATTAATTTCTGCTTTACGACGTATTTCTTTGCTTTCGGATAATATTAACAGCGTATGTGATGTAAGTGTTATAGATAACAGCATTTATATCTATGCCGAAAACATTGACTATAATAAAAAAGCAGAAGAATTGATACCTTTTGAATCTGATGGAGAAGTCGTTCCAATAACTCAAAGATTTAGCATAAGTTATCTTTCTATGGTAGTCAATTCTATTATGTGTGATAAGGTGAGTTTATGTTTTACGGGAGAAAGTACTCCCATTAAAATAAAAAACACAGAATATGATTCTGAACTTGCTATAACATGTCCATTTCATTAATGATTTAGCTATAAAAAATGTATTAAAAAGCAAGAGGAGTTTAATACCTCCTCTTTTTTATTTGCTTTTATTTGGTTATTGACAATTAACCACTATATTTGCAGTGTCGAAAGAAACAAAGTAGTAACATTAAAACATACAATTATGAAACTTAAAAAATGGTATTTTAAAGACACGCTCTCAGATGATTTTGATTTTGTTGAAGCCAAAACGATTAGAGGCGCATTGACTCAGATTAAGAAAAAGCAGTTAGTTTTTGCTAAAACGTTCAGAAAAACTGTGTTTTGGACTATTTGCGAGAACCAAGTATTAGCCTCAAATGTACGCTGTATGTTAGTAACGTATGTGTTTACCAACGGAGATATTAAACAAAATATATTATATTAAAAATTAGAGCTATGACAATCGAACAAATTGAAAAAGGGAACAATATTTTGAAAAAGCTTAATATTTGGAAAGCAAGGTACGCACAATATAAGAATAGAAGTCTTTCAAGTATTACTATGTATAGGAAAAATTGTGGTGAAGTTTATTTTTATGAAACGGGGGACGATTTATCTATCCGATTCTTCCATGAAGTTGAATTGAAATACGGTGATTTGTGCGAAAAGCAAATAGAGTCGTTAACTAAGCAACTGGAATCATTATGAAATTCGTGCGTAATTTAAAACATAAAATATGGAATTAAAGATTTTTGAAAACGAGCAATTTGGACAAGTAAGAATTGCAATGAATGAGAATGGAGAACCAATGTTTTGTTTGGCAGACCTTTGTCTGGTATTAGATCTTACTCCAAGTAAGGTAGCCCAACGTTTGGGAGATGATGTACTTTCAAAGTACCCCATCATAGACGGTTTGGGTAGAGAACAACAAGCTAATTTCGTCAACGAAGACGGTTTGTATGACGTAATACTTGACTCCCGCAAGCCAGAAGCCAAAAAGTTTAGAAAGTGGATTACTTCGGAAGTTCTGCCTTCAATCCGCAAAACTGGAAGTTATTCGGTTCAGCCTAAACTTCCAAGCTATGCAGAAGCGTTGAGACAACTCGCTGACAAAGTTGAGGAGAACGAAAGGCTTCAACTTGAAAATAAAGAGATGAAGCCCAAGGCTGAATTCTTCGATACTGTTGCCGACAGTAAGACTGCAATATCCATGAATGATGTAGCTAAAGTTTTAGGTATTAAAGGAATGGGACGAAACAATCTCTTTGAGTTTTTAAGAAATGAAAAGATATTAATGTCGAATAATGTTCCTTTCCAAATCTATGTTGATCGCGGATATTTTAGAGTTATAGAGCAAAAATACATGAAAAATGGAGAGCCATGTATGAACATTAAGACGCTTGTCTACCAAAAAGGAGTTGATTTTATAAGTAAAACCATTAAAAACAAAAGAAAGTAATATGTACGAAAATTTAGTTAGAATTAGCACTTATGCAAAAATGTTGGATTTGTCTAAAGAGATGATCCGAGTGAGAATCTTAAAAGGTTTAGTTAAGACCGTCACTATAGATAAAACCATTTTTATAAAACTAACCGATGAAGAATTAAAAAACAAAAAGCCATGAAGTTATTTAAAAGTAAATCAAAAAAGGAAAGCGTCTTAAACTTGATTCGCAAATTTTTCAATTCCGAAGAATGTAGTTTAAATCATGGGACGGATAAGATTGAATCTGATATTGAGTCTTTGAAAGTTCGGGTTCATAGATTGGAATGTAGTGCAAGTAGCGCTAATAATGTAGATACTTTTGAGCATAAAACTAAAAATGAACTGAATGATTGTATTAAGGCTTATGAATTAAAAACTTCTCGATTACAAGCAGAAAATAAAAGTTTACTAAATGTAATCGAAAGGCAAATTCAAGAGATTTCTGAATTACAAATGCAAATAAAAAAGAAATAAGAAATGAAGAAAACATTTAAAAAATCCGCAAGGGAGTATGCAGAGTCAGTAATTAATTCATTCGGAAGAAACGGAGTTCCAAATGGTATTTTAGACATTAAGGAAATGCTTGTTCTTGCTTTTGAAAATGGGTCTGAATGGCAGTCGAAGCAATCACCGTGGATAAGCGTGAAAGAACGCTTACCGGAATCCAACATTACGGTTTTGACTAAAGGAGCTTATGGACACCTTATTTGTTTTCTTTCAACTTTAGGTGAATGGGAAACAAATGCAAACGTTAATGATGAAAGATTAGCCATAACACATTGGATGCCAATACCTCCTTCAGAAGAAACCATTGAAGTCAACAAAGACAATATGGAGAATAACGATATTAAGAAATTGGTGTTGGAAGAAGAGAAGAAAGGCAATATTGTATACAACACTCCATTTGGTTTATATAGTGCGAAATTAGACACTTTCTTGTCGCAGAGCACCGAGAGTATACTTTATGATTTAAATCGCGATTTCGGGACGATATTAGCGCAAATAGACGATGTTAAATGGGTCAATGATTACGCGCTGTCTAAAGTCGTCATAGAACTAAAGAAAAGATTAGCTGAGGCAGAAGAAAAATTAAAGGAGAAAATGGAGAATAACAAATAAAGTGCTATCTTTGCAGTACTAACATTTTTTTGAGGGGATAGGCGGCTTAATTACCCGACCGAAAGAGGCCTTACCATATCCCTCTTCCCCTCAATTCTTTGCATTAATAATAAACCAAAAAGAGTGGAAGGCATGGATTAGCTACCCTGTTGAAAAAGGTTCCCTGAATTTCCCTTTATCCACTCTTTTTTTTAAAAAATTCAGATGTAATATTATTAATTAATTAAAATTCGGGAATTATGTTAAAAGAACTAAATTACGATTCACATTCATTTTCAGTAGAATTGGCTTCTAAAATAGGATTAGTGGAAGCATTGGTATTAGGTCATTTGTATCATTGGTGCGTAGGAAATTCAGATAACGAAGACATGTTTAAAGATGGACATGTTTGGGTGTACATTACACGTAAAAGAATAAATGAACAATATCCATATCTAACAGAAGATAAAATAAGAGGAGCTTTAAATAGATTGGAGAAGAAAGGACTTATTCTTGTTTCTAATTACAATAAAATTAAAATCGATAAAACTAATTGGTATGCGTTAACAAATGAAGCTTATGGTCTTTTTGGGACATCGCTGGGAAAAATAACCGACCGTTGGGGAAAATACCCGTCTGATTGGGAAAACACCCAAGCAATACAATCTATAAAACAAAACTATAAAGATAAATCTATAAATAAAGAAATTTATAAAGAAATTGTTGATTTCTGGAATGAGAACACAAAAACGTTTGCCAAAGTACATGTTGTTTCTGAGAAAATAAAGTCAGCCATTAATTCAAGAATAAGGGATGGATATTCGGTTGATGATATTAAAAAAGCTATATTGCTTTGCGAGTCTTTGCCTGATTTCTACAAGGGAGGAGATAATAGTAAAGCATGGAAAGCAAGTTTCATGTGGCTTATAAGCAATACAAAAGGCAATTTTGACTCCATATTATCAGGAGCCTTGCATAACTCTCCTTCTGCTAAAAGAGACTATGATATGATTATCAATTTGGGAGACAAGGCTTATAAAGAGGCATACACTCCATCATGTGATGGTATATCACTGTTTTGGAATGACAACATCAATGCCTATTGTACAACTAATAACCCTGAATGGGGCGTGTACGATGGATATAAACCTAACGAACGTCCTAATGGCGCAACAGTTTATTGTCAAGGAGTATATTATAATTGGAATTCAGAAAAAAAAGAGTGGAAAAGAAAACCATTGAACCATGAATAACGAAGAAATAAAAAAGAGCCTTACTCTATTCAGAAATGATGGAGAATTATTCGAAATACGACTTTTTAATCCACTAAACAAGAATGACATCTATTCAGGCGTGTTTAGAGACGCAAATAAAGCCGTAGAATCAATTCAAAGGTTCGATGATAGGTACAACATCTATTTTACCTTTAACGAGCTAAAAAACGCCTTAGATGGCCTGCCACAGTTTAACACTATGGTGAAAGGTGCACCTGCGATTAAGGATGCTGATATTCAAAAAAGACGTTGGGTGCTTATTGATTTTGATCCAATACGTGAAGGTGGCGTAAAGGATGTAGCAAGTACTGATGAAGAGAAGGAATATTCTCGCAAGACAGCAAACGCAGCAAGAACCTTTTTGAAAGCAAATGGGTTTAATTATCCAATTGTTTGCGAATCTGGTAATGGATACCATTTGATGTATAAGGTGGATTTGGATAATACCGATGAAAATACAACTATCATCAGGGATTTTTTGAAGTACTTATCTTCCAAGTTTACTGATGACCATGTTGATGTTGATGTGAAGGTATTTAATCCAGCGAGAATAACAAAGCTCTATGGTACGTATTCGAGAAAGGGAGGTAATACGCCTAATAGACCACATCGAATTAGCAAAATATTAGTCGTACCGCAAGAAATTAAAGAGAATGATATATCTTTATTCAAAAGACTCGCTGATTATATTCCGAAAATAGAACCAATAGTCCGATTTAATAACGGTAATAGGGAACAATTTGATATTGATAACTTTATCAGCAAGCATGGAATAAAAGTATATAAAGATACCTTACTTGGTGATGGAACAAGAAAGATCATATTAGACGAATGCCCATTTGATTCTTCGCATAAACATCCTGATTCGGCTATTTTTGTATCTAAAGACGGGATAGGCTTTACTTGTTTCCATAATTCGTGTAGCCAATATACTTGGAGGGATTTGCGCTTAAAATACGAGCCTAATGCTTATGATGATATTCCAAGAAATAATTTTCAATATGGGAATAATAACTATCCAACTCCTCCCAAAAAAGAAATAAAAATCAAGGAGGAAACGGAAGAGTTAGGCAAGAAATGGTTTAGCATGAAGGATATTAAAAAGATAAACCTGACAGAAATAATAAGCCTAAAAACAGGTTTTCATGTCTTGGATAGAGCTATGGTTGGGTTAAATCTTGGAGAAGTATCTATTTTGTCTGGGAGTAATTCCAGTGGAAAATCATCATGGCTAAATACATTAATTCTCAATGTTGTAAATCAGGGATATAAGGCCGCATTATGGAGTGGGGAATTACGTCCGGATATTCTAAAAACTTGGATTCAAATGGTTGCCGCAGGCAGTAGAAATTTAATTGAGCGAATACCTGGTGCTGGAAAGTATGATGTTATGCCTGCTGCTGCTGAAAAAATAGATAATTGGCTTGATGGGAAGTTCTTTTTGTATAATAACGAGTATGGATCTAAGTTCGCGCAGCTTTTTAACGACATGAAAGAGATGGTTGATAATGGCGTAAAGCTTTTGATTCTTGATAACTTGTTTTCTCTTGATATTGATTTATTTGATGGAGATAAAAACAATAAGCAAAAAGAACTTATATTGAAAATATGCGAATTCTCTAAAAAGAATCAAATCCATTTAATTCTTGTCTGTCATCCGCGTAAACAAGTTGAATTTCTAAGAAAGGATTCAATTAGTGGAACAGCCGATTTAACAAATGCTGTTGACAATGTATTTATAATCCATCGAGTTAATAATGACTTCATTAAACGTGGAGGAGAATTTTTAGGTAAGGATAAGGTTGCTGGATTTACGGGATTTGGAAACGTAATAGAGGTGGCTAAAAACCGAATGTATGGCGTAGTAGATTATTTGGTGGGAATGCACTATGATATACCAAGCCGAAGATTCAAAAATGAAGAAAATGAAGATATACATTATGGATGGGAAGAAGCACCTAAACCATATTCTTTTACATATCCTCAATCCGAATCATGGCATAATCAAGAACCGAGAGATATTAATCAAAATAAGGATAATGGACTGCCATTTGCAAATGGAGATGAAAGTTGTCCTTTTTAAAACAAATATAGATATGACAGATGAAGAATTATATCAAAGTACTATTGACTACATACGAACTTATAGACGAGTTGGAGCGATAGAAATAAGATGTTTATATAGAGTTGGAATACCAGCCATGAGTATTTTACAAAACAGTAAGTCACTGGATGATTTTTTACTGAAAATAGAAGTTGAATGGGATAGAGTATTGGATTTAAAGTAATAATTGCTATATTTGCGGTATAAAACAGACTAACAATGATAGATTTAGAACAATTTAAAAAAAACGCTATAGAAAGAGGTCTCTGTCAAGGTTATACTGACAAATGGACTTCTGAAAAAAGCAATAGAGAATTATTTGAAATTGCTTGTGATGCTAATGGAGCAGAATTTATGGCTGCTTCTGTTGCCGAGGGGTGGGGTGTATCCCCTGAATATTTTGCAAAGAAATTTAAAGCCTATGTAAATGGGAAGTATATTTGCGAATATAAAAATGATAAGGGGCATGGATATACTGGGGCTATGCTATGTGAATACAACGACGATAACTTTGAGGTTTCTACTACTCTTTTGTGTATATTAGATAGTAATACAGATCTCAAAATAAAACCCAATCATTTTTGCAAAATCTTTATTGCTGGTGATAGTAGGATAGATATAAGCATTGGAGCAAATAGCAGATGTTTTATTTATGTATATGGCGGCTCGCCTTTAATTACAGGAGACGTAATTAATAGCCGCGTTATAGTTGAACGAATAATTCCGAAAGACGATGAGTGATCCGGTTTTTTATATGCAAGAGATAGGGAAGCCAACAACGCAACCCGTTAAAAACTTAGAGGTAGATTTCCCTGGTATGAAGTATGTGTCATGCAAAGGGCTATCCACTAAGGGTAAGCCAAGAGTTTATTCAGAAGTATTTCCTGAAAGCAATGGAAGTAATTACTACATACCAGATACTCCAACGGTAGATGCTACAGATATTGAATTCGTGTTTGCATTTATAGGAGTCAATCGTCGTGATACTTTCGACAACTTTTATAATTATGTTCTTGGAAAAAAAATATTGTATTGGGATACTATCAGAAAAAGACAAGCAGAGATTATTCTCTCCGATAAAGTAGAACCATCTTCGGATTATCTGCATGGAAATTCCCCATATATTTTAGCAACATTTAAATTTACTAATATTAACGGTCTTACGACTATTAAAAACTAACAAGAAATGAAGAACTTTGAAGACGTAAAAAAACATTTTAAAGAAAATGATTATTCAAAAGATGTTGTATCAAAAGCTATTGGTTATTTGATAGCTCTTAATGTAATGAATGACGGAGACGGACTTATTTACAGATCAGGAGAATGTAATAGAACTTTTAAGGATTTCACAGACTGGTTTAATGGGAAAGAAAAATCTCAGGAATTGTTAAGTCTTGAAAGAATAGGTAAAGCTGTTTCAAAGGAAATGGATTTCTTGAGTTCTGATGAATATAAAATTTCGGCTTTTACCTTAAATGCAAGAAATGTCAGTTATGCGATTAGCTTGCGTCGTATTTATGATGAAGTAATAAAAGCATGTGATGAAATTAAAGCGTTGTAATGCTATTGTATATGTCATCATCATATCATTAGTGGTAATAGCAATTGTCCCGTATTTTAATAAACCATTAGAGAAGCCTACTACGGTTTTTCAGACAGATACGGTTTGGATAGTAAAATACGATACTCTTGAATTAGTATCTCCAATATTTAAAGAAAAAAAGATTGTTGATACAATTTACATATATACCCCTGACTCTTCTAAAATAATACTTCCAATAGAACAGAAATATTATAAAGAAGATGGTAGATATGAAGCTTGGGTGTCGGGGTATAATCCTTCATTGGATAAAATAAACGTCTTTAATAAAACGGAATATAAGACCATAACAAATACGGAAACGAAAACCATATATCCCCCTAAAAAAACACAAGGGTATCTTTATGGACAAGTTTCTTACTTTGATCAGAACTATATACCAACTTTAAACGTTGCTATTACATTCCCAAAAGGATTTTATTTAAATGGTGGTATAGGAGTCTTTGGAAATAAGCCCGTATATAATATTGGCGCAGGATATAAAATCTGGTAACAGAAATCTTTAGTTTTTAATTTTGTTCATAATTGTTTTGGGCGGTGAGACTTAGTTCTTGCCGCTTTTTTTTTTATAAAACAATGTTAAATCCTGAAAATATTATCTTTTTATTTGGCGGTATATGGTAATTAACGCTATATTTGTGCTGTTAAACCAATAAACAATAAATAACATGAAATTAGAAAATCTTATTAAGGTCAAAAATTACGCTGACATGAAAGGTGTTACCGTACCATGGATTTGGAGATTAATCAAAAGAGAAAAATTAGAATGTACATACATTGATGGAATGTGCTTTATTGTATTGTCTGATGAAGAATTGAAAGACTACAAAAAGTTTAGAGAGACGCTTAACTCTCTGTTGAGCAAATAATAATAGTAGGCACTTATATACGTCCTAACATCAAGTAAATAGTTAAATAAACTAATATAGTTACATTTTAGTTTACCGTTTACTATATTTGCACTGAATCAATAGAAATAAGCTATGTTACGAGCCTATAAGTACAGATTACATCCTACAAAAGAACAGAAGATTTTCTTTGCGAAGTCTTTTGGGTGTGCGAGGTATGTATATAATTGGGCTTTGAACAAACGCATTGAAGCATATCAGACAGAAAATAAGCGGATAAATTCTATTGATCTGTGCAAGATGCTTACAGGCTTGAAAAAGGAAGAGGGAATGGAGTGGCTAAAAGAGGTGTCAAACGAATGCCTACAACAGTCAATCCGCAATCTTGATTCCGCTTTTACGAGGTTCTTTAGGGAAAAGAAAGGATTTCCTAAATTCAAGTCAAAGCATGATAATAGACAGTCGTATAAAGCTATCAATTCAGTAGTGGTTGACTTAGACAGCAACAAAGTAAGACTCCCAAAGATAGGATGGGTAAAGTTTGCAGCTAACCGTGCATTTGAAGGGAGAATAACCTCAGTCGTAGTATCAAAAACTCCTACTGATAAATACTATATTAGCGTATTGGTGGATGATGGTAAAGATTTTCCAGCTAAGGGAAACATAACATATGACGGGACTATTGGGATTGATGTAGGCATTAAAGACTTTGCAGTATGTTCCAATGGTGATGTGTATAAGAATCCAAAATACTTGGAGAAATCAACAGTCAAACTAAAACAACTGCAAAGACGTTTCAGTAAGGCCAAAAAAGGAGGGAATAGACGTGAAAGAATTAGAAAGCGGTTAGCAAGACAATATGAGAAAGTAACCAACCAACGGATAGACTATCTTCACAAGATTAGTACTAAACTCGTTCGTGAAAACCAAGCGATTATTATAGAGGATTTGAACGTCAAGGGTATGATGAAGAATCATCATTTAGCCCGTTCAATAGGTTCTGTTGGTTGGTCTACTTTCTTTTCTATGCTTGAATACAAGTGCAAATGGTATGGAAAGACTTTGATTCGCATCGGTAGATTTCAGCCTTCATCTAAAATGTGTGGATGTGGATATGTAAACCGGGGGATGAAACTATCTGACCGTACATGGACTTGCCCTAAGTGTGGAATAGTAAATGACAGAGATTTACTTGCAGCACAGAACATTAAACGGTTCGGACTGCAAGAACAGAATTTATTAACAGAACCGGTGGCACACCGGGGTTTGGACGGTGAGAACCCAACTATGGACGAACGTGGCAAAAGTCACCTAAGAAGTAGTGGTTCAGTGAAACGTCAAAATAGACAAGTGTAAACTTGGATATAAGTGCCTAAAACTCCAAAAGTGACTGGTGCTGGACAAGTGTTCTTTGTTAATAAGTTGTTGAGTCGCAATTAATAATCCTAATCGGTTGTAAATACGACTTAAAAAAGTTATATTTGTATCGAATTCATAATTTAAAATATAAAAATCATGGTAACGAGAGAAGATGAATCTTTGATAGACATGTTGCTTTATGCAAAAATATCGGAACTTCCCGATGAATATGATGGCTCTAAAGTATGGGCACAGGCAATTGTAAAACTGAAACGTAAATCTGGTTGTGAGGATTATGTTATCGCAGAACACGATTTCTTTTCATGGGAGGAAGTCAATGTAAAGAAAGAATCTCCTAACAAAGGTATTCCACATAGTGTAGTGGCTATTTATCCCTATTTAAGCCTTAGTGCTTCTGACACTCCGGCTGTTGAAACCAAAGAGGATATTATTAACTTTATCAGCCAAAGAGAGCGCGTAGAACGAGATAGCCTAATCGGACTTGACAACGATACGCTGAAAAAACGTTTGTTGAATATCTGTATTAAAGAGAAAATTAGTAGGTTCAACGGAAGAAAAACTATTGCTGATTACATGTTAGGCGTAGAAGATCCTGAAAATCCTACAGAAAGCAAAGTCATAGATAAATCTGCTGCCTCCGAAGTTGATACTGAAACATTAGACGAATCACCCAAAAGAAGAGGACGCAAACCTAAAACTGAAAATGATGGAAACTAAAACTAAAGAAGAATTGAACAAAGAACTACGCGTTAAGATCGCAAAGCTGAAAGGGCTTTGCGATAACGCACATTATGGCGAGAAATTAATCAATGACATCTTATCAATAAAGGAACAATTATGTGTTGAACCTACATTGATACATGTGCCTTGTTCTGAAACCCAAAAGGAACTCGATTTTGAGAGTTTTAAACTGTACGAAACAAAATCTGGGATAATAGTAAGCGCGAATGGTTTTAGAATGTATGTAAGACCGTGGCTGCATTCCCTTTATGGACATTTGAAGTCTCTTATTGAACTGAAGGGGAATTATGACCTCTTAAACGAACAAGAAAAAGAGAATTATGATTTGCTGTTATCTGGAACTTTCTCTATTATACTAAATCCTCTTATTTGCTTTACAAATGACGAATATTGGATTGATTTAGCTACATATATAACTAAAAAGCAAATAGAATTCTTCCAAAGCAAATTAGACGCCCCTCTTCAAGAGGAAACTCCAATTGAAGACGAAGAGTTTAGAAAGAATATTTTGGCGGCAGAGAGATTTAAACAAGAAGTTTTAAAAGAAGGAGAAAATGAAAGAGGAGAATAAAAGTAATTGTGTTCATGTAGTAGGTAGTGCAAAACCTATTGCATGGGAGAGTAGCTATGCTAAGCCGTTTGGGATGATAGAGTTCCCAGAAGATTTTGAAACAAAGAGCATAGATAAAGTTGCGCAGTTCAAATCAATTGCAAATTCTCTTGCATCTCTTTATGAAAGAAAAAACAGTGATTATGGCGATTCATTTGGAGAAACATTTAAAAAACTTGGGATTATATCCTCAATTACGCGAATGAGCGACAAAATGAATCGCATTATCTCTTTAACAACTAAAAAGAATCAAAAAGTTAATGACGAATCTATAGCGGATACATTAATGGACTTGGCTTCTTATTCAATAATGACATTAATCGAATTAGGCTATGGCAAAGAAAAAGGTACAGATAAAGGCAAGTACGAAGGTAACGGAGAGTGGGAGAAAGCCCCCAGTGAAAGTGAAGACAAGCTCAGGTAAAGGAGGTTTTCTCACAGAAAAAATTGCACTAACCGTAAAAAGAAAGAAATGAATAAATTTATAGTTCGATTCACCATCTTATTCTGTGCAGTATATTTCTTGTATGTTATGTATCATGCTTGGTGCGGAATATCAGTATTTAATGATTCATATTGATGAAGAAATGGCTTCTAAAGTTGGTTTAGAAGCCGCAGCCGTCTACTATTATATGCGATTGATACTATGTACTAAAATGTATCAAGAATCGTTTAAAGGCTGCATGGTAAAACGAGAGAAATATACTGGATTTATTGCAATAGCAAAACTAAAAGAATTAATACCCTTCCTTTCTACAAAGAAAATATACAATGCTGTTAATAGGCTCATTGAACATGAATATATTAGGGAAGTGAATTATAAGTTACCTGGAATGAACACTACCAAGTGTTATCAATATGTAGAAAACAACTAATCAAAATATTAAATGACATGAATAATACAAAGGATTTTAAGCAATATTTAAAGACCAGTAGTAAACCTATAGGAAAGGCTATTATAGTTCTTGGTAGGAAGTATATATCTTTTAAAAAATGGGCTATAGGAAGGGGATATATCAATTCAGACGTTGATCATCCTATTTCAATGAATGAAAAGATACTTTTTGCTGCTGATGGTGAAATGTTCGTTGAAATGAGCCTTGTGCAGCAGTTTTATAAAGAAACTGGAATTATTTATACTGGGGATTTAAACAATGATAAATAATACAAAGGAGTATATTGCTTGTGCTGCAATACATTATAATAACGGAACAAAATATCCATTTATGGAAGTTTATGGTATTGAATCTGGGTTTGTTCTTTGTGGATTTAGGCATCCATATATAATGTCTGTTTTGCCTACAAATGTGCATTATGAACAAGATGAAGATAAAAAACAATCTCTAAATGTTCAATGGGATAAATCGACAAATATTTGTGAAGTCGTACAAGGCTTTATGACTTCCTATGGACGCTTTGTAGATCGGAAAGAAGCCAAAAATATTGCTATAGCTTGCGGACAATGCAAAGAAGAAGAAATGTATTCTTCCGATTTATTTTCTGAAGACGTGTTTAAATACCAAAAATATTTTGCTAAGTAAAACTAAAACATTTTTAATTATGACTAATCTGAAAGAAGTAAAAGAAAACAATGTGAAACTTACAAATTCAAACAGAATCAATAAGATTAAGAGTGATATATACGATATTATAAAAGAAGAAGTAGATGCACTATCTCCTATTAGGAAACTTGTATTTAGTACTATCTTTGGAAGAATCTTCGATATATTTAGTGCTGACTGTAACGAAGACGAATTGGCGGGAGCACTTAATACAATAGACAAGATGAATTCAGAATATGTTAATCCGAAAGATTATGTTACTTATGATGGCGCAATGAAAATATTGTGCATGGGTAATAATCGAGCAGGATTCAAGAAGTTGATGGATAAATATGGTATTAAGAATCAAAGTTTCAATAACCATAAGATTGGATTTAAGCGTTCTGATATTCTTGCTGTCAAAGATAAGTTGAAAGAAGAACGCCAGAAGAAAACCTTGAAAAAGAGATAGAAACAAAACAAGGGGAAGAAAACTTCCCCTTGAAAACAACTAATACCTGAAAATTAAAAACAAACTTACATGACACAAAATTAACAAACAAAGTTCTCGTATATCATTTCAAGAAAATCTGTAGTTGATATTTGCTTTTCAGTCGTGATAGACATCCCCTGAAAATCAGTTAATACCTGTTCGATAGTATAGTTATCAGCTACATTGACATTCACTAAATCTTCATATTCTTTTTGCGTAAAAGTCTTTTGTTCTACCTCAACCTCTTCATTCAGCTTCTTAGATTTAAAATCCGCGACATCTCTCCAATGCTTATTATACATTTCCATAAATGCCTTATGCTTATCAAATTCTTCATTAGTTAAGATGTTCTTTAGCATTTCTTCTGTAAGAGAAGATAGATCATTGCATTGTTTTTGAATTTTTTCTTGAAGCTTACTTACTTCCTCTTTTTCTTTATCAAATCCCTCCGGTTTCAATCCCTCTGTAGCTTCTTTAATGGCATCCTCGAATTTTTTATAAAATCCATTATAATAGATTCGAGTCATCATAACTTTAGTCTTCAATTCGCGTGGAAGCTCTTTCCCTTGATGCGCGATCAATAAAGCCTTGATCAATGATGTCTTTTTAACTATCTCACTATTTTTTATTTTATCGAGTTTATTCTCGCTTTTTTTAGTTTCTGTATTTTCCATTACTCACACAATGTATTAATTGTTCCTTCACTCCATTTTTTTATTCCCGCAAGCAAAGCCTCAGTTGCCTCAACTTGTTTATCGGCATACGCTTCGTTTGTAATACGCACTACTGATTCATACATTCCCGCAGGTGCAGGTGCAGTTATTGTACCATCATTATTATTATAATGAAAAGTTCCGATTACGTTTTGTGAATCTTTTAATTGAACATTTCCACTAAATTCGAGAACCTTATTAGTTGCTACAACTAATATTGAACCTACTAATTTAAGAGTTTCGCTATTTACTGCGGCATTAGTTCGCTTAACGCTAACCAATTCTCCGTTTTCTACTGTTACTGTAACTGGTGTTGTCATATTGATATTTTTAATATTTCGCTGCTAAGATACTGCTTTTTTCGTATATATCAAATTATTTTGCTCGGAATAAAATAGAACCTGACTTATAATCATCTCCTAAATAGCGTGCTGTGTAGCTTGTATAGCTGTTTAAGCAGATCCAATTAACGTTATTTCCAATAATTTTCCAGCACTTGCCCCAGTTGTTGTATTATAAATATAGCAATTAGTATAAGCTGTCTTGCCAATATAGTATTTCCCACCTAAGGTCATACATGGGACACTAATAACGTAATTCCCACTACCATCAGGACCAGATATTACATTAGCCATACCTTTACCTATTTCGTATTGGTCAGTTCTAAAATTTCCATTGTAATCAATGGTTTCCATAGATACACTATACGTTTTTAAAGTAGCTAATCCAGCAGAAGCTTTATCATGTATAGTAAATCTATATTGATAATAACTATCTGAATTATCATTAACTCTTGGAGTAGTACTTCCAACAACAGAATATTGAAGATAGCCTTGAATTGGGAATTGAGACAGATTATAATACTTCATAGTAGGAATATTATTTCTTCTTGTATTAGAAATACCAGGATAGAAGTTCATATTATATTCAGGGGATTCTCTCCATTTAAGTCTTTCACTGGAATAAGTATTATCAGATATAAATAAACAAATAGCTATATCTTTACTTAATTTACCTTCCCAATCTAAGGAGCTATCTACTAAAAATAAAGGAAGTTTACTTCCAGTAATTGTTCTACCAAATATTTTATAATATCCTTTTTGCCTGCTTCTACTAAATATAGCTACACCTAACTGATTTTTCTTTCCATTACCTATAAGTTTATCAATAGATAATTGTCCAGCAGTAGATGATTCAAATATTAAATTACTTATATTAATTATAACTGCTGAATCTGGAGATATATTAGCAGGAAAAGAAAATTGAAATATAGGTTTAGCATTATGATTATATCCATCAAAATCTGAAGCTCTATAATACCAAGCATTGATTCCTGATACAGGTTGGCGATAATACATAGATTTAGTTGTTAAATTAGAAACAGTAGGCTGTATTATTTCCACATTTTCAAATCCATAATGTACAGACTTAAACTGTTCTTCACTAAGTGGAGCTATGCTATCATAAACGACAGGATGTCTGTCAGTCCACATATTAACATTATTAGAAACACATTGAGTGCCTACATCTGTGCTACTTATTCCTAAGGTTTGTGGAATATCATCATGGACTCCAACGGGAGCTACTATTAATCCATTTGATATACTCATAGCACCTCCTCCGCATTACAACAGATTCCACCTGTAACTAAAACAATGCCACTATAACAGAAGGTTTGTATCTTTAAGTCACCTTCTATTATAATGGCATCGTTCGTGTCGAAGCTATCTATAAATTCTTTAGAACAACCGCAAAATAATTCACTTTTTGTTTGGCTGTCTAAATTATTTTTATACTCTCTCTCTCTCTCTCTCTCTCTCTCTCTCTGTTAATCAATGATTTAGCAATGAGATTTCCTTTGATTATTAAGCTAACTTTCTTCATTTTTTATTGCGGTCTAAAGTCTGGGTCTACAAAATAAAAACTTGCAGTTATACTGTTAGTTGTACCTCCTGTTCCCATAGATAAATTGTCAAATTTAATATTAACATTTCTTGAGAGCCAAGAGACTACTCCTCCTGTCCCATGGCTCACAATAACAGGCCTTGTTAATCCTCCACTTCTAAACTGATAATAATATATATTAAGATTGCCTTTCATTTTAGTATATACACCTGTTGTAACAACTGATCCTTGTGCAACGATTCCACCAATTCCACTTCCAGGCCCTTTTATAAACTCCGAGAAGGGAATACCATTCGGTTCATACCACAAGTCTATACCTCCTCCATCTGCTCTAATACCCATTAGATCTCCTCCAATTAAAGCATCATCGGGTATATAAGTACCATCAGTTTGATTTCCCAAATCATAAGCACTAACTTTCCAAAATGTTCTTGGTTTAGGATTACTTATTCTAATTCCTTTTTTAAGAGGATTCCATATTCTACCACCCATATTTGTCAATGGATAAACTTGATAATTTGTAGAATTAGTTATCTCTATAAAACCATCAGTCTTATCAGGATGTGTTTGCGGGATTGCGATAGCCATTATATCTACCGTATAATCAGCAATTCCTATAGCTTTAAACTTTTCGTAAGCCGATTTATCGGTATACTCTGGGCCTCCTAAACTTAATACTACTTTATTCTCATATCTATTAAACCTATATGTTCTATAGGTATGCGTTATATTTCCTTTCTTGCATACTAACAACAAAGCATTCTCCCATCTGTCTCCGGGTGTTGAGACTAATAGATTAGACCATAAATCACCTGACCCTAATTCTATTGGTATATTATAATAACAATTATCAAAATCAATATTTGATGGAAGAGCACCAGCTACATCACATTTAGCTGCAAAACTGTTATGATCATATCCGTTAAAATCAGTCGCTCTAAAGTTTGAATGTGGAGGCAAATATGCGTAATCCGCAGAATTTATCGTTGAACTTGGGGCATATACAAAAACACGTGAAATGGACTCTTTATATTTAGCAATAGAAAAAGAACATTCTACGGGATTGGAATCTTGTATCGGTTTGATATAGCTCCATTTGTTAATCTTACTACTACGGCATAGGTCTTCCAGCTTATAAGTTGTTTCGCCTAATACTGGCACTATATCGCTTTCTATCGAAACAGGCGCAGTAATCTTTCCGTTACTATTGCTCATTTCGACTTCTTTTTGCTAACAGAACGTCTGGTTTTGAATCCTTCTACCTCGTTTGCTTCGGGAGCATTTCCATAATACAAAACTTTGCCTTCGACAATGAGATTGCCTTTTATAAAAAGATTTTTGTCCTTGTCCTTCTTGAAATAAACTCGATCAATACGTTCAATAAACTTTCTGTCTCTCCATTCTTTGTAAGCCTTAAATAGATTTTTCATCTTCGTCATTTTTTTTATTAGTTATTGTTTCAATGCAAAAATAAGAATTTATCTCTTAACCTCCAAAGGAGCATAGACTTATCTATACTCCTTTTTCAACTTATTAACCTCTTTCTTTAAGCGTTCATTCTCCTTTTTCAATTTCTTTATTTCATCTTCAATACTATTAGTCTTTTTATACAATTCCTTAATACCTAATGTGTTTAATTGAGTTGCACCAGCAATCAAAGAAATAAAATCAGGGCTTATGTAATTGATATAACCATAACCATCATCATCTTTACCACATATAGTAGGTAATGCTTTAGAGACAACTTGATAGCTTAAACCAATATGTCTTTTATCATCCACCATTTTCCCAATTCGTGATTGAGCTGTGTCGTTATAGATATAATCAAATACCAATCCTAAAGATAGCAATTTTTTTGCATAATCTGTTTGACCGACTCTATTTTTTAATCGCATATCGGAAGTAGTCTTTGCAGTAATACCGCCTGTCGCTAATATGTTACCACTTACATAGAAACTTTTATTATTGTAAACTCTAACATAAGTTGAGTCTGTCATATAGATGCCACCGCCGTATGTTTGATTATACCAACCAGTAGCTCCGTGTGCTCTAAACCAACCGTTTGTTAAATATATTCCATCGCCATTTATGTATCCATAATTTGTATACCAGCCATTCAAACTAAGGTTTGCAAGACCAGTACCTCCTTGGGTATAGATACCAAATGAACCACTATCATCCATACGTATAGAACCTGCATAAACTCCCGGTTGGTGGAAACCGATACCGGGTTTAATGGAATTAGCTGTACCGTTACCGTTTACCATTATCCCTAATGTATAATAGTCATTTCCGGTGGCATTTTTAAAATAGCCATGACCGTATCTAAATTGGCTCGGAGTCCAGCCACCTACAGCAGCAGCATTTGAATAAATATCTACTGCCCCATCAGAGGACCAATGGAATCCAGTATCTGAATCGCCAATAGCTAAAGATATGGCTGGTGAAGCTGCAACAGAATACCTACCCCTGTCTACATATAACCTACCATTACAGTATGTAGACCCACCATTACTAATATCTCCGGCTGTGTATATCGTATTTGAAGCATTTATTGTAGTTACTCCTGATAAAGCACCAGATACATTTTGAGAACCGTTAAAAGGTTGCCCCCAGAAAGTTCTTGTCTCTCTCAAAGTAGCAGGTAGCCAATATACTTGGTCAAAGGTCCTTTCCATTGGAGAATTATCTTGTGAAGTTTTTACAGCAGCACTATAATTATATGAACCATTATTCCACGTATATCCATTTGGATAAACTGTAAGACTTTGAGCATTTGTAGTTCTATAATAATATAAGCCTCCACCACGTAAATATATAATTTCTTCGGAAGCCATCGTATTTTGTTGCCTTCCTCCGAAAGCAGTTTCTCCACCATGAGAACCGAAATACCAATTTAATTTTGCAACAGCAGCAATTGTTCCCCAACCAGAGCCTGTTACTTCATAATCTAATAATAAAGAAAAACCAGAAGTGTGTGAACCCCATGTAGGTTTATTGCCTCTAAGTCCATTAAACAGAGTAATTCTTAAAGGCGTTCCTCCATAAGCAGGTGCTCCAATAATACATGGATACCATTTATTTTGGTCTAAAGTTGTAAGATCTAATGTTTGCTGTTTATTACTTAAATGGGATAAAGCGGCATACCAAGTCGATCTTCTAAGAAATGTATCATCGGAAGAATAAAAATAATCTCCTTGATTATCCGGATTTATTTCCGTAGATACATAACTCGTATGAAGATAGCCATTTATATCAATATGTATCCCTTTACTGGGTCTTGAACCGTTAGACGTTTCTGTTCCTGCAAGACAAATCTGGAAATTTTTTACCGGATTTTTACCAACTATCCATTGGCCATCAACTTTACCATTCCATGCGTTCTGTGCCCCAAATTGGATATTAGACCAATTGTTTGATCCATTACAGATACGGATACCTTCGTTATATCCTCCACCAACATCAGAAGGAATGACTAAAAACGTACTACGTACCTCAGTTTTGGCGTAAAAGTCATTAATATCATCTCTAAAGATAACATTCCAACTGGCTCTTGTATTATTATAAATTCCTAATTGATAATTTTCTTGTGAAGGTCTTGCTGTAATAGACCAACGTCTACTATTATTAGCTCCCATCCATAAGTCACAAGGGTTATCTGAAGGGGTGATTAGGTGCAATTCGGCTCTATTAGCAGCAATAATGTTATTTGATGCGCCAACGGTAAGTAATAGATTGGAACGTAATGTACTTGTAGCCCATAAAGTTGTAGCAAAAACATCCGGAGCAGTAAGGCGACCAGTCATTGTATCCCCTGTCTTGAACACGTACTTACCATCTGCTTCCACATCAGTCATAATCATCTTCCACGCTCCCCATGTATCACCAATACCAGTACGATAACGAAGATTGTAAGCCGTATTATTCGTAGAAGAGGGTCCGACTAATTCCCATGTGCAATAACCATCTCCCCAACCACGAACGTGGAAGCCAGACCACCAGTTACCGTCTGGCATGCCGTTGGACGCATTAAAAAATGCGGAAATAGTGTGAGTCTCGTATGAATTAGGCGAGGGAATATCAGATCTTCTATCTATAACTTGAACATACTTTGTAAATCTTGAGTATTGAGAATGCTGAGTTTTATTCTGGTTACCTTCATACGCTAATGCGTACAAATTGCCATCTACACTCCCATCTGCTTTAAGGAACTGAGAAGCAGTTCCTGATAATGTCTTAAATTTATTAGCTACAATATCTGTAGCTATTAAGCCAGAAGAGAATGTTTTAACACCAGTGATATTCTGAACTGTATTTAATGTAACATAATTATCAAGAGCAGCAGAACTTAAAAAACCTTGGTTATTGACCCATGTCTGAGTAGCAAAGCCCATAGATGCTAAAGCAGTAACCGTAACATATCCCTTTCCGTTTACCCAGCTTTGTGTGGCGTAGCCTTTTCCGTCTAAGACTGTAGAAGTTATAAAGCCCTGAGAGTTTACCCAAGATTGTGTAGCATATCCATTTAAAGCAGTAGTAATATCCCCGGGAGTAGCTAAATTAGGCAAAGTAATTACACCATCCACCGATTCGTATCTCTGTCCATTTAGAGAAATAGCCCCTGTATTGCCACCACTTCCTCCGCCAATCACTGTTAGTTTACCACCTTCTTTACTTAATGTATTAGTGTCAATGGGGAGGGCATCTAATATTGTTTGTGGGGATTTAGTCCCAACGCCTAAAGCGGTAATACCGCCAGTCGCATAGAAGTTGACAATACCTCCATCTGCCTTTTCGAAATATATCGCATTATTGGCTTCATCTACCTTTATACGATAACCACTACCTAATTCTAAGTAACTTGAAATTGACAACTTTTGAAATGGATAGCGAGGAACTACATAGCTTATGGAAGATCCCGATTTTACAATTTGGAATATAGATAATAAATCACCGACATTTTCCGGGCCAACAAAGAAGGATAAAGGATCTGCATGAAGTTTACCATTATTATCCCACCATAAATTGCCATTAGCGAAATATCCTGTACCGTCAAATCGAACAAGTCCTTTGGCTACATCAGCGGGCATATTCTCGGGGGTATAATCATTACGGTCTTTCATTGAACCACCCCACCAAGATGCGATACCTCCGCCTATTTTAGAGGAATTATATATACCATTCGAGCCACTCATTATCTTATAAGAGCTACCATCGGTATACCCCAATGCTAAAATAGAAGTTTGAACGATACCATCAGTAATCGTAGTCTTTTCTGTAAAGGCTTGTTTAAGATAATCTAAGTCAACCGCTTTTTGTAAAGCATTATCAGCCGTAGTCTTTATTTGATCTTGAATAAACTTATTGGCTTCATTTAAATACGCGATATAATCTCCATATTTAATATTAAATACAGAATATTTATCATCAACTGCGGCTTTCTCTGTGTTTGTAGTTATGCCATCTGCAATAGCTGATCTAATCGTTGAAATCAAATCTGTTGCAGCAGTATTAAAGGCAATATTCGCATTGTTCAGATTTGTCTTAGCTATTCCCGATAACAATGGATTATTGTACACCTTAGCGAAACTTTGGCTTACATCTTTCTGCGAAGTTTCGATATTATTGAGATATTTGGCTATCGCAGTAGCTTCGCTTCTATCAATTACTCCGTCTTTAAAAGCTTGATCTGTGAAGTTGCGCAATCCATCTACTTCTCCATCTAATCCATTTATATCTCGCTTGGCTTGATCGACATCTGCTTGTGCGGCTTTAGCTAATCTTTGTGCTTCTAAAGCCGCTTGATCATCAGTATATTTAGAAGCCTTTTCCCAATGGTTGATAGAAAAAGATATTCCTGCTGCTTTAGCTGTTTTGCATCGAAGGACATCATTGGAATAAGTAGTACTAAAAGTAGCATTCACCCAAAGATCCCCGACTTCATACGTTTCAGTGTCTAATGGTTGACGTACAAAGATTTTTCGTTTACTATCGGCTGTGTCTTGCGCTTTCTTGGCATCTGCTAAAGCTTTAGTAATATCGCTATCTGTAAGTACTTTCCATTCATACGTTGTGCCTGTTAATTGGAATCTATAGGCTTTCCCATTACCATCATAATATAAGTCTCCTAAATGCGTATTTTTGTCTTTATCAGTAGTCCAATTTACAGCAGGTTGATTTGTTAGTGTTGGCACTGGGTCGTAAAACCAAGTTTCAATAGCCCCATCTATTTGATCCTGTAAATCTCCTAAGCTGCCATTGACTATCGTTGCAAATTCATCCAGATTTTCTTTTGCACCAGCTATAGCGTCATTTTTAGTTTGTTCTAATGCGTCTTCTACCGTTTGCCCAGATCCAATGGTTGTTCCAATCTGCAATTTACCCTTAATTTGCAAACCGTCCTTTTCGCTATATTGCATGTAAGAAGTCTTGTTCCTATCTCCTACATACATTCGTCCGTAAACATTAAAGAAGGCTTCATTTGTTGTCTTGTCAACGCCATAAGAAACATATTCTTTGTTCACGTAGGAATAGTTATCAATGCCAGCGTATAAAGTAATACTTGGAGAATAAAAGTCTACAGCAGAGAATATAATAGCATTTTGGCGAGTTTTATCTGTCTTGTTACCTAATTGACAAATAACGTCCCCTGCTTTGGGCACATCACTGCTTACATCAGCATCCGTCTTAGATAAATCAATATAATCATCACCAATGGCTACAACCTTTCTCCAATAATAATGATTTGATACATTTTCATAAATACCCTCTTTGATGTTGAAGTCTTGCGATAGAGCTTGGTCATCTACCTTAAACCTGTTTTCAATTGGTGTATTATCTGCATCGTTCACGAAATAACAACGGTAATAAGTATCTCCTTCAACAACTTTATTACAGGTTATACTTCCGCCAGGAGTGATTATCTGTCTGCCTCCGATACTATTCGTGTTGATTATTTCCAATGTCTCAAAATACGCTTTTGCACGTACTTTCAACATGTCTGTTTCGATGTAAGTTTTTCCATTTGCATCAACAGCGAAAATACCTCCGCTATTGCCTCCTTCGGTATAAGAACCAACTTTTAATCCGCGCAAAAAAGTAATGAAGTCTCTTGCGTAATCACTGGTGTCTTTTCTCAAAAAGTATTTCAATCCTTGTTTTAGGAAATCCACACTTCCGATAGAGTTCATTATATCTTGTTTTACTCCGTCAATAGCAGTTTGAAGAGAGTTCTTTCCAATGGTCAGAGTATCTGTTAACTGAATTGAAATTTCGGGCAATACATTTTCATCAACCTTCAGTGTATAGTTAGAAACATACAATTGATGGAACTGCCCATTATATTCTAAATCTATACGCGCATTCTCGTTTAACAGATTACCAATGCTCGGATTTTCAGCTAAAAAAATACGACTCAATTTAATAGAGAAGGTAAACTTTTCCCTATTATTATTTGCCATATATTTAATGATAGCTTCTTCTAATTCCTTTTCAGCCTTCGTTATATAGGCTTGTGGCATATCAATATTCAAAAAGACAAAGCTATCTCCGACACTTGGTTTTATATTATTACCTGCATTAGGCATTACGATACCAAATGTAGTATTATCCTTTTTGAGCGCAATCCATACTTCATTGGTCATTGTATTTTGCTGCTGTGGTTGCAGATTGTTTACATTAACCTTTTGTGCATAATCACCAGGAACAATATCGCCTTTACTATCGACTTGAACAGGATTTCTGAATACTTGTTTCCCTTCTTGTGTAATCTCTGTTACTCCAATTTGGAAATTACAAGCCCCACAAGCTCCACTTGTCATCGAGACAGTTGCATCACTGCCGACTAAAGCTTGATCAAATAAGTTAAAACCAAAGTCTCCGTCAAACTTATTTAGTTTAACATAAAAGTAAGAGTGAACATATTCACCAGTGTCTTTGTTTATTGAATCATCGTCGTTCTGATCAAAGGCGATTGCTTTAATCATATCCATTCTTACACCAGCTTTATTTAAGGCATTTTTAATACTTGGCTTGATATAAGAGAAGTCGACTATTTGCTCTTTGGGATTTGTCGGCAAATAAAGATTCTCAAAGGTATAATAATCACCTGTATCAGGATTAATATATTTATTATTTAAAGCATTATAAAAACGTTCTGCTCCATTTGTCTGCCTATATATTGGAGGCATTAATACTTGTGAAGGAGTAATCCATGTACCTCCTGCTTCTTCTATGGCTTTTCTATCGTTGCTCGGATTCGGATAATAGAATTGAATATTATCGGAACTACCTGTACCTGTAACTCTATTGGTTATTTTATAGTTAGCATTAGTTTTGCTTACAGATAAGAGTTCGAAATCCTTTCCGTATTTGAATGTATGCGTGATTGCATTGTTCGTGAATCCGACATGAATCGTTGTTCCGACAAAGTAAAAAGGCAATTCAAATATATTGAATATTTCTTGCAAAGCATTACTAAAAAACACATTCTCCAAAGAAACTTGTTTTGCTTCGGAAGTAATACCTTCATCTATGACAATTCGATATGCTAAATTACTATATTCAAGAGAGAAGTTAAGTCTTGCTACAAATTCCTGAATATCGCCATAAAAAAGAACTTTTGTGCTATTGCTTACATAACGGTCTGTGCTCCCCGCGTCACCAGTAACCACGTCATATACATACACATTATCCAATACACTTCTGCCGGATAAGAACTCTAATTCATGTTTATATCTAACATCGTCGTTACTCTTTGAAGAAGACGGTGTTTTTACAATGAAATATCGTTCTCCTTTGAAATCTACGTATTGTTTCCCACTTACCCATAGATCATCAAGGCAAGTCGGATACATTGCCGTAGCTGTTAAAGAACTGCTCCCCATTCGTTGAGCATTATAAGTATATTTGATTTTTAACGGATTTTCCGCATTAGGAAACGGAGTATCAGAAACCCCATCTACATAAGTGTATACTGTCAGTAAAATGTTATTGCTCATTTGTCTCTCTTTTTTCTTTTAGTTCTTTTGTCTTACGTTTCATAATATCCTCGGAGCGATTAATAAAAACTGCGACTGGACATTCTTTATCTGTTGGAGGATAAGAGCATCTTAGATATTGAGCTATAGCTCTTGATTTTATTTCATCTTTAAGCTCTAATCCGTCTACCTTACGCTCTAATTTAGACATCTTTTCTTCATACTCTATTTTTTCTTCTTTTGCATTAGTCTTTATCTCTTCGACTAACTCTCTAAGATTTTTTATTTCGAAAGAAACTTTTTCTGGCCTCGCTTTATATGCAGAAAGCGTGAACGTTAGCAATCCACCTCCTCCGATAATATAATTTAATATAGTTGTCCAGTCCATTCTAAAAACGTTTTTATTATAATACAAATATAGCAATTTGCCATGAACTGATAAAGAAAAGATAGAAAAAGTGAATCAAAAAGATACTTTGGAGTATAAGATAAGCCGAAAACTCCCATTTTTAAGAGTTTTCGGCTGACTTTCGGCTTCTACATTGCAAAGATAATCAAATTAAAAACAATATCAAGCGATATGATTACTTTTTTATCGCAAACCTACTTCTGTGAGTAGTTGACTAAAATTGTTTTCATAATATAATGGTTGTGTTTCTTTTGGATTATTTGGTGAAACTTGATTTTCTCCGTAGGCAAGACCTTTAGTAGTTAGGTGATTGAAAACTTTCTGTCCTTTGCTTGAAGGGCGAGTACACTTTTCCAAAAAGCCTTTTTCTATCATAGCCACATTGAATACTCTTGCGCTGATATTAAGCCCATTGCGCTTTAAAAGCTCAGTTGCTGATAAGAGAATATCCGCGGAATCTACATAATCAGGAGTTGGCAAATCTCTACTATCTCCCCATTTCTTGAATAATAAGAGTTTAGACTGCTTGTTCAGATTCAAAGAGTCGGAAACTGCATTAATCCACAAAACTACATCGGATGTAGAAGTAGAAGCGTTTGCTACTTTGTGGAACACTTTGCGATAAACTTCAAATACTGGGCGGACTTTTCTTGCAATGAAGAATTCCATGCAGGGAACGGTAAGCTTGTACTCATTTGTAGGTCTTCCTCCTTTAGGGTTTTCCCCATTTTTGAGGAAAACTTGATAATCAACACCTTCCATAAACTGACTGCCTTCTACCAATTCTCTAACAGCGTGATCTTTTCTTGGATATACCAGCATCCACACCTCTTCGAGATTGACGGGAAATTCGTTATCGGACTTGCTGAGTTCTAAGACTTTTCGGAAATACAATTCGATTTCACTGCTTGAACTGCTTTTTGTTAAAATGCCTTTTTCG